ATTAGGCTATGTGGCAGGCGATGCAGTAGGAACAGCTAGTGCAGACGCAGTACTATCAGAAGAAGGCGATACAGTAGGAACATCTGGTGCAGACGCATTACCACCAAAAAAAGTCCCTACTGTTTCACCCGCAATGACCAAAGATCAAATTGAAACTATAGAAAGATTGTCAAATGCATCAGCTGGCATTGAAAGAATTGCAGGTGCATTTGAGCGTATAGGTGCAGTACAGGGTCTACAAGAAAACATGGCTTCCTTTCAAGCTGATTTAAAAATAGTTGACATGAGAAATTTCAATACTCAATTAATGAAAATGGGCGACAACTTAGAAAAAATTAACGACGAGTTATCCAAAGACAACAATGGTATGCTACGTCGAGGCACAGGAGTAAATGCAGGATCTCTATTTGAAAACTCTGGCGTCGGCAGCCAGGGTATAGATTCAGATATACTAAAAGAGTTAAATAGTAACATAGCATTACTAGTACAACACGAAGCAAACGAAGAAAAATATTTGAGAAAGATATCTCAGAACACCGGCGGCGTCCCTTCAGATGTTACTAAAGTACCTACTAATGTAAGAAATAGAGGCCGCAATGGCGGAAGGTCAGGAAGATAAATGAGTTGGAAAAAGTACTTTACTCCTGTTGCAACTAGCAACAACCCAAGCGGAAGTTATTCTCCTTTTTCTACTACTGGCGGTAGTAACAGCATGCCTGGTCCTGCTAGATCAAACTATTCAAGCTACTTGCCTGATGTATATGTTGGCACACCCAATCGTATCGAGCGCTACGGTCAGTACAACACAATGGACCAAGACTCGGAAGTTAATGCTGCACTAGACATTCTAGCAGAGTTTTGTACACAGCTTAATGAACAGAACAACACACACTTCAAAATTGATTTCAAACAAAAAGCAACCAACAGTGAAGTAACAATTATATCACAGTATCTACAGCAGTGGAGTAAGATACAAAACTTTGAAACACGCATGTTTAGACTGTTTAGAAATGCATTCAAGTATGGTGATCAATTTTTTGTTCGCGATCCGGAAACACAAAAATGGTTTCATGTTGATCCGGGCAATGTAACAAAAATTATTGTAAATGAATCAGAAGGTAAACTACCTGAGCAGTATGTGATCAAAGACTTTAATGTAAACTTTAAAGATATGGTTGCAACAACACCATTTGATACAACAGGAACTGGCCCAACGGGTGCAGGATATCCCGGCGCTGGCACAACAAACATGACAGGCAAAGGTCCTATTCCTACTGGCAACCGTTGGCAAAATGAAGAAAATGAAATTTGTATTGATGCTAGTCATATGGTACATCTCAGTCTGTCAGAAGGACTAGACAAAAACTATCCTTTCGGTAATAGTCTTTTAGAAACTGTTTTCAAAGTCTACAAGCAAAAAGAATTACTTGAAGATGCGATTATTATCTATCGTGTACAACGTGCTCCTGAGCGCAGAGTGTTTTATGTTGATGTAGGAAACATGCCAAGTCACCTTGCTATGCAGTTTGTGGAACGTGTAAAGACAGAAATACATCAAAGACGTATTCCGTCACAAACAGGCGGTGGTCAAAATGTAATTGACAGCTCATACAACCCTCTGTCAATCAATGAAGATTACTTCTTCCCTCAAACAGCAGAAGGTCGTGGATCAAAAGTTGAAACACTGCCAGGCGGAACTAACTTAGGAGAGATTGATGATCTTAGATACTTCACTAATAAACTTGTACGTGGCCTACGTATCCCTAGCAGTTACTTACCAACCGGAGCGGATGATGCAAGTAGCCAATATAATGACGGGCGTGTTGGTACTGCATACATACAAGAACTTCGCTTCAATACCTATTGTGAACGTTTGCAAGGCTTAATTGCAGAAGAGTTTGATCAAGAATTTAAACGATATATGCTAGACAAGGGTGTTAACATTGATACTGCTATGTTTAGTTTAAAGTTTCAACCTCCACAAAACTTTGCAAGCTATAGACAAAGTGAAATTGACAATGCAAGAGTTCCGACATATACACAAATGGCAGCGTTGCCATTCATCTCCAATAGGTTTGCACTAAAAAGATTCCTAGGCATGACTGACGAAGAGATTGCAGAAAACGAACGTCTATGGCGTGAGGAAAATGAAGAAGATCTAGAACCAATGCTAGACGACGCAAGTGCAGAAATGCGCGGCGCTGGCATCAGTGGTGCTGGCATTGAAGGTGATCTAGACGGCATAGAAGATACAGCTGATGACGGTGAAGATCCGGTACAAGGATCTGAAGGCGATGGACCTGACACAACAACTGATCAAGATTTAGGCGGTAGTCCTGCATCAAATACAGACCAAACGATATAAATAATATTATGATACTAAGAGAACTATTTTACTTTGATAAAGAAACAATCGAACCTGTCGAGAATGATAGGTACGAGCCAGAGCATGATACTTCTCCAGTAAACTATGATGACACACGTAAAACTAGACTTACTCTGCGTCAGATAAATCGTATTAGAAAAGCAGCTGACTTACACAAAGAAGAAAAAATAAAAGATCTTCATTTTGTTAGACAGATGTACGGTGCATCTGCAAATGCAGAGGCAGGTATGTAGTGCCAAAGATAGACAAGAGTCAATATACAAAAACAGAATGGCGTAAAATTAAACAAGCAAGACGCTTGGCCAAACAAGCTGAACGTCATAAAAAAGAGTTTAATCAAACTATTATACGCAAACCGGTTGAGCCAAAAATCAACGGGTCAACTGCATTTGTTATAGGTAATGGTACTAGTAGATTTCCTATACAGCTGGATAAACTAAGAAATTTTGGAAAAATATACGGATGTAATGCACTGTATAGAGAATTTACACCAGATTTTTTAATTGCTGTAGACACTAGAATGGTAATAGAAATATCAAAACAAGGCTATCAGTTAAACAATCCAGTCTATACTAATCCTAATAGAAGTTATTTAAAAATCGAAGGACTAAATTTATTTAATCCGAGCAAAGGATGGAGTAGCGGCCCAACTGCAATGTGGTTAGCCAGTCAACATTCGTATGACACAATATACATATTAGGTTTTGATTACAAAGGTCTTGACAAAGGACGTTTAGTAAACAATATGTATGCTGACACATTAAATTACAAAAAAACCAGTGACAGAGCAACGTTTTATGGTAATTGGTTGAAACAAACTACTATTACTGTTAATGAAAATCCTAAAATTAATTACATAAGAGTAATAGATCGAGACGGATTTATCCCAAAAGAATTGGTAAATATCAATAACATAAAGCATATATATGTTGACGAATTTATGCAAATACACAATTTAACCTAGTATTTAACTATACTTTAGGTGTCAAATTGTGCCGTTTCGTACCAATTTTTCACAAATAGAGTAAATAATAATGACAGTCCATACCGTGCAAGCGGTATTTATTTTTTAACAGGAGAAAACAATGGCAGATCGTAGCAAGTTTGAAGCAATGCTTGAACTTTTAGTCAATGAAGACAAAGAAGGTGCAGAAGCATTATTCCACGAGATTGTGGTAGAAAAATCAAGAGATATTTATGAATCTCTACTAGAAGACGAAGAGGAAGTTGACGAGTCAGATGACGAAGTTGATGAAGCATCGGATGAAGAAGTAGATGAATCAGACGAAGACCTAGACGAAGCAGATGACGAAGAAGTTGATGAGTCAGATGATGATCTAGAAGAAGGCTTTGACCTAGATGAGTTTGAAGTAGAAGCTGATCCAATGATGGGCGGTGATCCTGCAGACGACATGATGGGCGACATGGAACCAGACATGGATGGCGACGACGACATGGACATGGATGATGAAGGTGACGTAGAAGATCGTGTAGAAGATCTAGAAGACGCACTAGAAGACCTTAAAGCAGAGTTTGAAAAAATGATGGCTGGTGATGAAGGCGACATGGACGACGAAGGCGACGACGAAATGGATATGGACATGGACATGGACGACGAAGGCGACGACGACGAAGAAAAAGAAGCATTTACATATGAATCAGCAGACGAAGAAGTTGACGAAGCGTCAGACGAAGAAGTTGATGAGTCAGACGAAGAAGTAGACGAGTCAGACGAAGAAGTTGACGAAGCTGAAAAATCACCATCAGAGCAAATGCGCGAGTATGTAGAAAAAGTTGCACCAGCAAAGCATGGCGACAACGGTACTAACACAAAATCAGCTGTAGCTGGCAAAAACGATATGGGCGGCACAACTGCAAATATCCTACGCACAGATACAGAAGAAAGCGGTGAAGCAGGAGCAGGAACAACTATCAAAGGTAATCCAGTTCAAAAGCAAGCACCAGCAGCAATGAACACTAAGAACATTAACGTTCCTGGTGGTAAAGCTGGCAAAACATCTTTCAAGAAGAAAGAGCCAGGTCACGGCGCTGAAACAAAAGGTAAGCCGGAAACTGCTGACAAAGCAGCAGGTTCAACACTTAATAAGTTGAGCAAGCGAGCAAAGTAAGCAAGACAAGGACGATTGAATGAGAAACCTACGAGAGCACTTGACATTCGACCAAGCTAAGATGGTTGTTGAGTCTGCTGAAAATGGCAAGGACCTTTTTATGAAGGGAATTGTCATTCAAGGCGGGATACGTAATGCTAATCAGCGTGTGTATCCTGTAGAAGAAATAGGCAGGGCTGTCAAAACTCTTAACGATCAGATTCAAGGCGGATACACGCCTCTCGGAGAAGTTGATCATCCAGAAGGCCTTAACATTAACCTTGACCGCGTAAGCCACATGATTACAGATATGTGGATGGACGGACCAAACGGTTACGGTAAACTAAAAGTACTGCCTACTCCAATGGGACAGTTAGTTAAAACAATGCTAGAAAGTGGCGTTAAACTAGGTGTATCATCGCGTGGTAGCGGTAATGTTAGTGAAGACGGAAGCGGCAATGTTTCCGATTTTGAAATTATCACTGTGGATGCGGTAGCACAACCTTCCGCTCCCGGTGCATATCCAACACCAATATACGAGCATCTAATGAATGCACGTGGAGGGTATAAGGCATACGAATTAGCACAGGCAACCAAAGAAGACACAAAGGCACAAAAGTATTTAAAGGAATCTCTGATTAACATAATCAGTAGACTCCAATGATAAGGAAAAAACCATGTTAGAAGCACTGACAAAACTTTTCGAGAATGATGCAATTAGCGAAGAACTCAGAGCTGAAGTTGAAGAAGCTTGGAATGCAAAAGTAACAGAAAACCGTCAAGCGGCTACTGCGGAATTGCGTGAAGAGTTCGCACAGAAGTACGAACATGACAAGCAGACAATGGTTGAAGCAATAGATCAAATGTTGTCAGAAGGTTTAGCAAGTGAAATTGCTGAATTTGCTGAAGACAGAAAACAACTAAGTGAAGCAAAAGCAAAATATGCAATTGCTATGCGTGAAAATGCAGATCTTTTAAAAGGATTTGTAGTTGACCAACTTAAAACAGAGATTGCAGAGCTACGTGCAGATAAACGTGCAATGCAAGAAAATCATGCTAAGTTGGAAGAATTTATTGTTGAATCATTAGCTTCAGAAATTGCAGAATTTTACGAAGATAAAAAAGATTTAGCAGAAACTAAAGTGCGTCTTGTGCGCGAAGCCAAGACACATATTGCTAAAGTCAAGAAAGATTTCGTTCAAGATAGTGCAGCATTAGTATCCGAAACAGTTGCTAAAACTCTTAACAAAGAGATTAGTTCACTTAAAGAAGATATTGACACAGCACGCAGAAATGACTTTGGACGTAAAATCTTTGAAGCATTCGCAAATGAGTATGGTTCTTCATATTTAAATGAAAAATCAGAAACTTCAAAACTACTTAAAGTAATTGATGTTAAAAACAAGCAACTTAGCGAAGCTAAGGCGTTTGCATCAAAAGCTAAAAGTTTAGCTGAATCAGCAAGCAAAGAGAAATCACGCTTAGTTGAAGCAGCTAAAAGAGAAAAAATTATGAACGACTTAATTGCTCCTTTAAGCAAGGATCAACGTTCAATAATGACAGACTTACTGGAAACAGTTCAAACGCCTCGCTTAACAGCATCGTTTGAAAAATACCTACCATCAGTTATTGATAGTAATACTCCAGCAAAGAAAACCAAGGCACCACTTACAGAAGGCAAATCAATCACAGGCAACCGTGAACAATCACACATCACTAGTTCTAAAGCAGACGATCACAATGTCGTAGACATTAAACGTCTAGCTGGATTATAATAAGGAGATATACCAATGTCAGAACTACTAGAAAGTCGCTGGCAGGACACAAAAACAGCACTTCTTGAAGGCCTAAACGGCAACAAGAAGGGCGTTATGGCAGCTACGCTCGAAAATACTCGCAAGTATCTTTCAGAGAGCGCAACTGCTGGTGCGACATCTGCCGGTAACATCGCAACACTTAATCGTGTTATCCTACCAGTTATCAGACGTGTAATGCCAACAGTTATTGCAAATGAGTTAGTTGGCGTTCAGCCAATGACTGGTCCTGTAGCACAAATTCACACACTACGTGTGCGTTATTCAAATACAGATAACGGAGCAACAGCAGGGGATGAAGCATTCAGCCCATTCAAGATTGCTGAAGCGTATTCTGGTAACCCAGGTTCAGACGCAGCCCCTAGCCCAACAGCTAGTATGGAAGGCGTTGCTGGAAACCAGATGTCGATTCAAATCTTAAAGCAGACAGTAGAAGCCAAATCACGCAAACTAAGCGCACGTTGGACTTTTGAAGCTGCTCAAGATTCACAAGCAATGCATGGCATCGACGTTGAAGCAGAAATCATGGCAGCTCTTGCACAAGAGATTACTGCTGAGATCGATCAAGAAGTACTAGGAAGCCTAGATAGTCTTGCTGGTAACGCAATTGAAACATATGACCAAAATGCAGTTTCGGGTACTGCTACTTTTGTTGGTGACGAGCACGCAGCACTTGCTGTTCAAATCAACAGAGTATCAAACCTAATTGCACAGCGTACACGTCGTGGCGCTGGTAACTGGTGTGTTGTTTCGCCGTTTACACTAACACTTCTACAATCTGCAACAACTTCAGCGTTCGCAAGAACAACTGAAGGCACATTTGAAGCACCAACTAACACTAAAATGGTTGGTACTCTAAACAGTGCAATGCGTGTATATGTAAACACATATGCAACTGATAATGCAGATGTACTAATCGGATACAAAGGAACAAGCGAATCAGACGCAGCAGCGTTCTATTGCCCTTATATCCCACTAATGAGTTCAGGTGTTGTCCTAGACCCAGCAACATTCGAGCCAACAGTTTCGTTCATGACACGTTATGGATATGTTGAGCTAACGAATACTGCTTCGTCACTAGGTAACGCAGCTGATTACCTAGGTAAAGTTGGCGTTACATCAAGTAACGTAAGCTTTAGCTAAGTTATAACAACTTAATAAAAGATAGGCGCTTCGGCGCCTATTTTTTTGACTTTTTATAAATACTTCATGCAAGATGAATATGTATCTGCATTTTATGATGTAGTACAAGAAACTAGACAACATACTGGTATTGAGTTACCAGAATCAATTGAACACTATGTGGTTATCCTTTTAGCAAGCCATGTAAACAAAATAGACTTTCTCCCAAATCATTCCTTTGCACATTCTTTCCTACAAATGAAACGTACTAGCGATGCTAAAACACTAGGCGATACCTGTTTGTTTGTTACAGGAATATTCCCCGATTACGGTATTAACATCGATTATTATTCTAATATAGGTAAAACAAGCTACAATGCAGTGTCCCATAATTTAAACACTGAATTATTTTCTACATTAAGCCAGCATTTTGATTATGTACGTGAATTTATAAATTATATTCCGAACAAACGAGATAAATACTTTGTCTAATGAGCGCCTCGAGAGAGGACTTATGCTGCTACCCACAGCGTAGACCTAGAACGTCAAGGAGAAACAAAATGGGACGTCCACTAAATAAAAGATTTTTCGGCACACCAACTGCTGAAGGTAATGAAATTAAAGTACAATTCCACAACGGAACAGGATCAGTCAATGGCTGGATTGTAAAACAACTGGGATCGAAAAAATTCCGTTGTACAGACGGCACAGCAATCAAAGATTGTTTCCTAGTAGATGTGTCAGCAGCAGATACTGACACACCGGCAGCATTGTCAGCAGGTGAAATGACTATGACTGTTAAAGATGATGCAGGTGCATTAAAACAGGTTGTGAAAATTACAGCTCGTAAAGTAACAGTTGACACAGGTGAATCACTACCATGGAACTTCAGTGATGCTGACGACGACGGTGCAGTTGAAATGGAAGAAGCAGGTGTTGATGCTACACTTGACAACGATGATTTAGCACCGGATGCAGACGACTTTGAGTCAGACGATCCAGTAGACTAAAAATAAAAAATATAGTAGGGGATTAGTTTCCCCTACTTACTTTATAGAGGCAAAACATGAGTAAGTTTTTTGATATACCCGATGGGGACTTTACAATTAAGACAGCTGGCGGCAGTCTAACATTAGGTGCTGACGGCACAGCTACTCTTGATGGTAACTTACAAGTCGAAGGCGAAAACTTTAGTTTACAAACAACTGATCTAGAAGTTGAAGACAATTTAATTATAATCAACAAAGGCGAAGTAGGCACAGGAATATCACGTTCGTCGGGTACAGCTGGCCTTGAAATTGACAGAGGTACATTACCTAATGCAAGAATACTATTTGACGAATCAATACCTTGGACCGATCCCGGTGATGATGAAAATCCTATTGAAGCATTAACAACTGAATACGGTGGATTTACATTTACTAATACTGACGGAGAGTTAGTCGGCATTAAAGTAAATGCAATTGCAACCGCAGGCGAGACTCTAAATCTAATCGGTGCAGGCACTGGCAGAATTAGTGTTGCAGGTACTACAGACTATGAACTAAATCTTTTAGACGATGATGATATTCCTAACAAGAAATACGTTGACGATGCTGTACTAGGTACAGTTGGCCTAAGTAAAATTTTTAGCGGCACTAGTACAGAAACTTCAGTTGAATCTCTAGACCAAGAAACTAGCGGTACTGCTAGTCGTGTAGAAGTAAGAATAGACGGAACACTAACAACAACGTTCCTAGAAGATACAGTAGAAATACAACGTGTAGAGTTTGAAGGTAATCAAATTAAAGCAGCTAACAGCGGCGAAGATTTAGTGTTAACACATGCTGCAACGACAACGGTAAGAGTAAATCATGTGTTATCGATTACAGCTAATCCAAATCCTCTTAGTACTCCGGACAACCCTACAAACGGTGTAAAGGTATTTGCAGGACCGCAACAAATTGGTGGTACAGGTATTTTCTTTGCAAACCAAGACGGTGTTACTGATGAACTTGTTAGTAGAAGTAAATCTATTCTATACGGAATTATATTTTAAAGGTAAAAAAAATGGCAATACAAAGTGTATTAATACTACAAACAGATACAGTACTATTAGAAGTACCAGCAGAAGCAAGATATGCCGTTACAGTTATAATGGTATGTAATACTGCTACACCAGATCCTGAAGACGAAACAGCAGATGCAACAGTTTTTGATATGCATTTTGTAAAACAGGGCAGTGCAATCGGTGCAATAAATAAAGTGCTAGGCAATATGCCAATGGCAGCAGGTGAAACGTTTACGTTTGATACTGAAAAAATCATTATCGAAGAGGGTGACAGAATTATTTTAAACTGTGACTCCCCAACTAATCTTTCTGCAACTGTAAGTTTCTTGGAGCTATAATGAGATACGTAAAACGTCAGACATCAAATGAAAAAAATGCAAACGGCAAAGGTATAATCTATACTGGACGCGGTGAAGTCGTAATGGACACACAGAATAGTATGTTAATTCCAAAAGGAAATACTGAAAGTCGTCCACAATTTCCTGAAAATGGACACATGAGATACAACACTGACGTTGAAGAATTTGAATTTTATCAAGACAGTCAATGGAGAAAGGTTCGTTATAAAGAACCAAGAGCAATTGTACAGCAAACCCTAAATGGCGCTAGTGGTACAGAAACAATTTTCGGACCACTAGACAATCAAGATAACGATTATGCTGCACCTGATAGTGCTCAAGCAATGATTGTATTAATTGAAAACGTTTTTCAAATATCAACAACTAATTATAACCTAGTACAAAATCCGTCATCACACCAAACAGGTGCAGAAGTTGCTGCAACTGCAATAGTAGGCGGCACTGATTATATTATTACATCACTTGATGACGGTGAAGGTGGTGCAACTACTGACTTTACTCTAGTAGGTGCAGATGTTAACACTGTTGGTACTGTGTTTACTGCAACAGAATCAGCAGTAGGATCGGGCACTGCACGAGAAACAGGTTATTATCTAGAATTTACTTCGCATGTACCTCTAGGAAAACCTATTACTGTACTGCACAACTTTAACAAATAACTTAACTTTTTTTAAAATACGATAAATAATATTAATGAAGGGCAGCTATGAGGGCTTATCTTCAGGACATACTGTGGTCAACCGGCAAAGAGCCTTCGGGATGAGAATTTGGTTGGAGGGACGTGTGATCCCCGGGGGAAGAAGTTATGGCTGTAGGGCGTATATCTGGTCAAGTCTTGAAGGCTGCTCTGTATAGAGACGGATTTGATATTAAACTAGGCAACACTGTTGACGATGTTGCATTAACATACTTTGATGTTAATAATAATAGACTAGGTCTTAATAACGAAACTCCAGCGTACACTTTAGACGTAACGGGAAATGCACATGTAAGTAACAGCATTGAAACATTAGAAATTGATGTAGGCGACTTACTACTGAATACAAATACAATTAGAAGCACAGCAGGTAATATTAATATATTAGCTGGATCTACTGCTGACTTTATTACGCTTGACGGTAATGTAAACATAACAAATAGTCTTGTTGTTGAAAACGATATTACTGCAACCAACGGCACAATAATTACTAATACTGCTGAAATAGCTGGCATGAATATGTTTGAAGACTCGTCAGGAGATCAGTTCTTAACAACAGATGCAGCACCCCTTATAATACAGCCATTTGAAGGTGAAGAAATTGTTTTAGACGCCTCTGAAATTGTTATACCCAACAGCAGAACATTTAAAGTTGTAGATCTAGATGGTAAAACTGTTTTTGAAATTGACGGAGCAAACGATGGCTTGGTTACTTCAGAGCAAATGCAGATTGATGATGTCTTTATACACGATAATATTATAGAAGTAAATGTACAAGATCAAGATTTTATTCTAAAAGCTGGTGATCCTTCATCAGCAGCAGCTGAAGATCCTCAAATTATCATGCAAAGTGAAGTGACTATTCTGCGTGATCTAAAAGTAGACGGTGCTGATGCTAAGGTAATTATTGATCGAGAGCTAGAACTTAATGCTGATACCGAAGCTTCTATTGAAGCATACACAGGAAACTTAAATCTACGTGTAAACAACCTAGGCGATTCGACAGTAAACACAATCAACTTACACGGCAGTGTAAACACATTTGGTTATTTTTATATTGATCATGATCTAACAGTTGCTAATACAGTTGAGTCACACGAAGTTATTACAAACAATCTCAATACAGTAGATCCAAGCAAAACAATATTTGTTTATGATAACTTAAATGTTGTTGATTCTGTAGATGCAGATAGACTAATTATCAACGATATTAGAATTGATGAAAATAGAATTAGAAATGAAGAATCAGGCAGTGATCTACTCATTGATGCTTTTGAAAATGACGTAGTTGTACGTCCTAATATGCGTGTAGAAGACTCAATTACTGTGCCTACACTGAATAGTACTTTGAGAATTAATGGTGTTGATGCACAAATAGACAACGTCAATATTGACGGTAATGATATTACATCCACTGTTAATGATCTTAATTTTACTGCAAGTTCTGGAATAATAAATTTTTATAGTGATCTAGAAGTACTAGGAAACATTCATGCAACAGGATCAATTACTGCTGATGGTGATCTTGTTTTAGGTGATGCTAATACAGACAACATTACATTTAATGCAGACGTTAACACAAATATTGTTCCTGATATCAATTCAAATGGAACATTAGATCCTGGATCACCTGCTCCGCTACCAGGACTGGGATATGCATCAGATGGTACTACTATCGGCGATCCGGGAAAATACTGGAAAGACATATACACTAGACAGTTTACACTAAACGGATACACTGTAAATCAGATTAATAATGATTCTCTAACATTTTTAGATAATCCATCGGCGGAAGTTCCAACTGCTGGCGCTGATGCAAGACTGATCACTGAAGGCAGTATGGTTAGATTCTTCTTTGAGAATCTTGCTTTTAACACAGGTGATAACATCGAACTGGGTAATCCCAACGACAGTACATTTGATGACGGAGCATTTGTAAGGAGCGCAACTATTAGCCAAGAAAATTTTGAAACAAACAACGATCTTCGTATTGAAGATAAACTAGACAAGATTGCTTCAGATATCGATCTTGCAGAAGCAGTAGACATGCTAAACGAAGCAATGAACAATATTAGAAACAACACATTTATACGAAGTGTTGATTACGCTGCTGTTCCATCTGCACTAGGCAGTGGACAGGTAGTGACATTAAATTTAGACGTCGACGGTACATGGAACCGTGTAGAAGTAGACTGGGATGTAGGTAGAAGGTTTGCAGAACTAGAATCACAAATCCCAGGATATAATAGACCATCTGATGCACATGATTATGTGCGTACAGGTGCTAATCCTTCTTCAGTTTCATTTACATACGACGCACCATTAGGGGGTTTGTTCTCAGTGAAGGTAGTAGTTCGCAATACAGACGCCCAAAGTCCGGGTAGTGCAGGCACTGATGCCGAGGAAGTAAAAACTGATTTTATTACAGTGTATACTCCCGACCCCGTAGCAGACTATGAGTTATTTAATACTCTACCAGTAGGCACAGGAACTGCACTATCCGGCAATAGTTTATTTGTAATCGAAGGATCGTCTATATATTTAGAAAACTTTACTACAAACACAGCAGGATTATTTCCAAATGAAGCAACTTACGAAATTGATTGGGGAGATGGAACAACTAATGATCTAGTTGGTACACTTGACGTCGATGGTGTAACTATACTTGTTAACGGAGATCCGCTAGCAGGCGGCGGCGGAAAAGAAGTAATAGACGGTGCAGGAAATCCAGTAGGAGCCGACGCACCTCGATTGGCACATTCTTATCCAGACGGATCTCAAACTGGTACGGGTAATACATCTGTTACGCTTACACTTACTGCACATAGTACTGCTGACCCTAACGTTATTTCAGCAGGAGTAAGTATTACAAAAAGTTTAAAAGTATACGAAAATGATCCTTTAGATCCGGATAGAATAGATACTAAATCAATATCATTTGCTGGCACAGGAACAAACGGATCAACAGGAACATCGCCTCGTCTTTGCGCAGGCGCAACTGTTCTTACACCCAATCAAGTAACAATAGCAGGACAGAATGTAAACAGAACTACAAAAACATCAGGAGATATTGAATCAACAATTATTTCTAGCTTTACATATGCAGACGCAGGACAAGAAAGTGATTATGCATTGCTTACTCCACAAGTTAGTGCAGTATTTAATGGAGTATTAGACGGTTCAAAAAATGTACAATCAATTCTAAACACCACAGTGGGCAGACAAGACACTATACAAATTACAAGTGAATCGGATTATAATCTATTAAGAGCCAACGGAACAAGCACATCGTTTGATCAAAGTATCTTTTATCCTACTGCATTTCATGGATATAAAGCTAAATTGGTCAAAGCATCAGCAGACACTAGCATAGGTCTAAACAGTTTTAAAATACAACATCAGGCTAATGCAGGAACTTTTGAAACTAATGAAATTGAATTTGTTAAAGATGATTTAACCGATGTTCCTGAATTACACGGTGGCACAGTTGTTGCAGGAACAAATGGTACATTTAGATATATATCTGGAATTCCGTACTATAGTACAGGTAACCCTACTGTTATACTTACAGACATTGAAGTTTCTAAACTTACAGGACAAACATATAGAAATACAAGTAGTGTATTAAGAGTTTATTCTGCGGCTAACTTCGAAGGCACTAGTCAATCAGTAGTTCCTACACAAACTTATTCATACGTTGATATTAATGACTCAGCTAATCCTTTAATAAATGCTTCTAATATTCCTAATGCAAATGTTGGATTTAATCCTATAGCACAACAGCCTCTAGCTGATATTGAAGTTAATCTAACTACAGCAAACTATAGAACTGTTGATACAATAAAATATGACATTTATAACGTAAATGGACTTTCTATTGCTGCAACAAGATCTGAAACACATATTAATTTTCATAAATCAGCACAGTACGGAATTAGCGAAGTTGCAATTGATGTTTCTAACAGTTTAGGCAATGGAGTATATACCGACGACGGTGTAAGAATATTTAACTTTGCATCGCAAGGTGCACAAGATAATCCTCCCTTTGCAAGCACTGGAACAAACTATTATACTGATAATCGTTACACCGAGTCTTCGGATCCAGGTGTAGAAGGTACACAAGAGTCGACACTGCGCATAGGTAAAATTATGCACAATGTTGTAGACTATAGCACCGGATTCTTACCAGTAGGACCAAACAGATCAAACGATACAGGACAGCAATGGTTTACATTTGCATTTAGAAGACAAGTTGTGGCTAATTTTTCAATTAATATAGCTACAGATAGCGGAGCACCTACTAAGGGAATTGCAGGCATCTGGATTGCAGCACCTGGCACAGCTATTGATGCAGCAAGTAGTTTAAATGGGTGGCTTGATTGTAGTATACAATATAACGGCTCAGGCATACCAGGAGCTATTGACACGTCTGGTGGTAACGGCACTAATGGAGTAGCTATCACAGGTGCTGATGCTATACCGCTTAATCAAACTATTTCAGGTAGCTTTGATATGACACTGGGCGCAGAAAATTTAAGTAACGCAACAAACAATGTATGTATGGTAAGAATTAAACTAGAAGCAGGGCAAATTATTTCTAGTTTAAGTATAGGGGAAGCATAAATGGCAATTCAAGACGCACAGAAGTTAGACTTTTTATGGAAAAAGATAGGTTACGGTTTTTCTAAAACTGATGTTAATTCGATCAAGGCAGCGGTTAACGAATCTATTCCAAGTCCGCTTTTAATTAGAGGTGATACAATCTGGGTAGATTCGGATCTAATACCCAATGTTAAACCTGCCACAGCTAACGCACTTTTAGAAGTATATGACGATGATAATACTAGTAACGGAACCCCCGCAGTGCAGTGTTTAGAAGATATTACAGCTAGTCCAAATAGAACTTGGATTACCAGTGTAGTAAATTGGATACCTCCTGAATTTGGTTCAACCTATCAAATTAAAGTATATGCAGATGCACCAAGTGCGTCAGCGCCACAGTCAACAGGCACACAGTTATTTGCATCTGGTTCGGGTAATAATGACGAATGGTTCTTTGATTATCAATCAGGTATTTTAAATTTTATCGGTAGTAACTTGCCTTCACAATTGAATGGATCGAACGTAATATATATTACCGGAGCAGTGTACATAGGCGACTTTGGCGTTAAAGGTCAAAGAGCCCAGTTTGGTAATATTGTCTTAGAAGAAAACAATATATTTGTTACCGAAGCAGATCCAGACGGTTCAATGAACCTAATAGCCAATGGAACCGGCAGTGTAAACATACAACAAAGTAATTTAAATCTCGAAGAAGATTTAAACGTAACAGGCATTGGCAATTTTGACAATGTCTTAGACTCTACCAGCATAACCAGTGGATCGGTTGTGGTAGACGGAGGGGTTGGCATCGCAAAAACACTTTACCTCGGCGGCGATGCCAACCTACTCTCAAATTTAAATGTAACACAGAATGTAGATATTTTAGGAAACATAGATTTTTCTGGAACAATAACCATTGACGACAGATTATTCTCGTTAAACGATCTAGCAGATGGTAAGAATGATCCAACAGAAACAGGACAGAAAAATATTGCACTAGGCTTTAACAGTCTTGGCAATGTTACAAGTGATGCAAATTTTAATGCAGTGTTTGGTAATGATGCAGCACAAACACTAACTGACGGTGAAAATAATATTATTGTTGGCAATAATGCAGAGCCGTCAACTCCTATTGTAAACAATGAAGTTACAATTGGTAATGAAGCAATAGACAAAGTAAGAATACCTGGAGTTGATTTTGAAATCAATCAAGGTGAAGTAATTATCGGCGACACAAACGGAAATAAAAAGGGCAATCTAACTGTTAATGGCAGTGCTACCTTTACAGAATCTGTTTATGCTGATAGCATTGATGGAAATATAGACGGAGGTACATTTTAGTAAAAAACCTGTTTTAATACACAATATTGCCTCATAGACATATATACACTATAAGAAGAAATGTGATTAAAATAGCATATTTCTTTATAGATTTAAAAGACTTTGATAAATAGAATGTGTATATAAACTACTACTATAATTATACACGTCTGCATAGGGGAACTAAATATGTCAACAATTAGACTTAAGAGAAGTGCTGAGCCGAAAAAAGTACCTTCCTTAGAACAGTTAGAATTAGGTGAAATTGCCGTAAACACATATGACGGCAAAATGTTCTTAAAAAGAGAACAAGATGGTGAATTACAAATTAGAGAATTTGGCGCAAGAGATGCTGCTGATAACGTTTTCTATGTTACAATGAATGGTTCAAATGAAAACGACGGTAAAACAATCGGCGATGCGTTTGCTACTATTGATTACGCTCTAAAAAATATCCCAGAAGGATCAACACTATATGTAAAAGCAGGACAGCACACAGTTGACAATCCTGTAAAACTTCCTGCGTTTGTTGCTATTGTTGGCGACTCACTTAGAACTTCCTTTGTACAACCTAAAAATCCAGACAAGGATATTTTCTGGGTTAACAACGGTTGTTTCCTCAAAGACATGCGTTTTAACAACTACATTGCTCCAAGTGCTGCGGTATCGTTCCCCCCGGATGGAAGTGCTGGATCAATTATGTGTTCTCCATATGTACAAAACTGTACATCATACACTACAACAGGTACAGGTATGCGTGTTGATGGATCAGTTGTTACTGGTCTACGTTCAATGGTTGTTGACGCTTATACACAGTATAACCAGGGTGGCATCGGTGTGCATCACCTCAACAGAGGTAACACACAGCTTGTTTCGATCTTTACTATCTCCTGTGACATATCGATTCTTTGTGAAAGCGGCGGCTTTTGCTCACTAACTAACTCAAACACATCGTTTGGTAACTATGGTCTTATCTCCGATGGCTATAGTGAAGCATTGTTTAGCGCTTCGGCTGGTGCAATCCAATCAAGAAACTCAATGATCTTTAATGATCTTGTAAACATTCCATATATTCAGAACGCTGCTGTGTTCTCAGATACTGACGCGGTTTACACAATTAAAGATGCAACTCCTATTAAAGTTGGACAAGGTATTGTAACTGGTCCAACATTTACAAATCAAGACGACGCAAGAACAACTGCTAGATCCTTAATTCTAGCTGAAAAAGAAAGAATTCAAAAAGCAACAGTTGACTTTGTTAAAAACACATATCAAACTGGAGCAGGTTTTGATGAAGACAAGTGTGCCAGAGACAGTGTATTAATTCTCGAAGGCGCAGGTTATGACCGTGAACTAGTTACAAACTATAACGCTGTAACAAACGGTCTAGCATATCAAAGAGCAAATTCAAAGTTTGTTATTTCAAATCAACTTGATGCAACACTAGGTGCTATTGGTTATCTTCGTGATGCAACAGACAGTGCTTTTGCTGGTGAAGGTCTTAATGACGCATACTTTAATACAGTTATAGATCTTATCGGCGAAGGCAGTTTAGATCCAACCTACACAACTCCTACACTATCATTTGCTAATCCAGACAATCCTTTTGCTAGAGCAGAAAACGTAAAAGATGCATTACAAGCCGGTAAAGAATGGTTTGCATATGATCTAGAAGCATGGATTGCAGCACAAACAGGCGGCATATGGGATACATTTGATGATACATACGATAGAGCTAAGTGTCGTAGAGATGTAGAATTCTTAATTGATGCTGTTACATATGACCTAATGTATGGCGGTGATAGTGCAATTAAAACAGCAATTGAATCATACTTTGTAGGTGCAGCACTGGATCAACTACCAGAAGGTCAAGTAGCTGGCACAGCCGCAGCATATAATCAATTAGCTACATATCTAGAAACATACATTAGTAGTGGTAGTCTTCCAAATAATGATGTTAACAATCCTGCTTCAGCACCGCCATCGATCACAGGCGGTTTTGACGCAGATACTACTACAATTTCTGCTTCTGTTAAAGCAAGCATTGATCTAGTTGCTACTACAATTACAGCAGGAACTTTAGATGGATTAACAGCAACAGTATACCCTGATCTAAGTGCACTAGTTAATGCTATTGACATTGATGCAAACGACGAAAACGATGCAGTATACAACGAAACTACAGGTGTACTAACTATCAAGTCAACNNGCCATGGACTAGNAACNGGTCAAGCAGTTAGACTTGCAGAAGGCTCGCTAGAATTTACTTGTGCATACGATCCAACGGTTCCGGTATCATATCCAAATGCTTCGAGCCCAGCACTTAGCACTCCACTAACTGTTACAGTGTCAGACGTTAATACGTTTAGTGTAAACATAGGTCCAGCAACAGGCGATGCTGCTGGAAGTGCACACACATTTGTACCAGGCAATTCTACACTAGTAGGTGCATTTACTGTTGCAGATAAAGATCAAATTGATGTAAACATTGGTAACATCTTAGACGGTGATACAAGCCTCACAGGCACATTTAACAAAGCAGACGGTACTACACTTATTGACGATGTTACCTTTGCTATTGGTCTATTCAAATTTATTAATACACAGTTTAACTTTACATTCGACCAAACAAAATGTGCAAGAGATATTGGATTCATCCTTGATGCAGTTGCACACGATGTAGCACTAGGATCAACATACAGATCCTACACACAAGGACTTTCATACTCAAGAGCAAATGCTGACTATCTAATCACAAATCAGCAAGAGCAAACTGCACAAGCAATTGAATATATTAGAGATGAAGTTCTTGTAGCCCTCGAAGCAGACACAGACGTTACAACTGCAACAAGAAATGAATATCTTGCAAACTTCACAATTATTCTAGATCTTCTAAGAAACAAAGACACAAGTGTTTACAAAGAAGGTACTGATTCGGTTAATAACTATCCACTAAGTGTTACGTGGACAGCACCAACTGCTTCAGTAGATACTACATTTGTAAACGCGGGTACACAGTTATTTGACAACAGAGCATATATCCAAATGGCTGTTTTACAGTTCATTAAAGATTATTATAATGATGTATATGCTGGTTCAATGAACAAAGCATCTTGCATTCGCGACACAGGATTTATTGTTGACGCACTAAGATATGACCTAACATATGGTGTTACAAATACCGGAAACGCTGCTACATACGATGCTGCACTAGCATATTATGTAGGTGCAACACTACAACTAGGCGATGATGAGAAAACAGCAACGCTAGATGCATTTGCATTCCTAGGTGATGTAGCAAAATACGTAATACAAGCTGGTGCTGATTCTACAGTATCAGATTCGTTTGCAGCTACTACAGGATCTATCGATCTAACAAGCTTTACTATTGACACAGACGTAGTTAACTTAGTTGACGCAACTTATGCAGCAACCGTAACCGGTTCAAAAGTAGGCGCAGGTGATGCAGCAGCAACTACTGCTGCTGCAAGAGCAGACACACTAGCAAACATAGTTGTTGATTATATTAACGACGGTGATACACTTCCTGTATCTCGTACAGAGCCAAATGTAGCTGCACTAACTACAGGTGCTGAACAGTCTCAAACAGATGCATTTGATATTATTCAAGATTCAACACGTCGTACACAACTGTTGCAAGATGTAATTGTATTTGTAGAGAAAAACTTCAGACTGCTAGACTTTAACCAGTCCAAGTGCTACAGAGATACTGGTATTATTATTGAAGCAGCAGTTGACGATATGGTACTAGGAACAAACTACAAGAGTATTGTTGCTGGTAGACTATACAGTCAAAACAGTGCAGCACTAGTAATTTCCGATCAGAAAGTTGAAACAATTGCAGCCGTTGAGTTTGTAAAAGATGAAATTGATGCAATCGGTGTAACAACTACCGAAGAAGCTACTGTACTTGCAAATATTGATATTGTAATTGATCATATTACAAATGGTAAAAAAGTTACAGAGAAATTTACTCCATATGCAGCGGATTACGACCCAAGTGTTAACAATGATCTAAAACTATATATCGGTGATCATAACTTTACTACAGATGATAGTATTGTAATTGAAGAAAATAGTTTGACCTTTACTTGCCCAAGCGGTGGCGGCTCACAAACTATTGTACACCCAAGATCAAACACAGGCGACAGTGCAGGAGGAGCTCTAACAGGAAATCCAGATCCAGCATTTAGAACCGCACTACCAATTACAAGCGCAGATCAAGAAGCAGGATGGATTGTTGTAGACCTAGGAGTAGTACCTGCAGGCGCACAAGTTACACATACATTTGTAAGTGCAACACCGGGTGCAGTATCCGATGCTAATGGTTATGTACTATTTGATAATCCAAATCTAGTACTTCCTGAAGTTGTAAATGCAAAAGAAAGCATTATCAAAAACAGAGCATACCTTGTTGAAGAAGCAGTTGCATTTATCAACAAAAACTATCCGCTACTGGGCTACAACAGAGAAACATGTGAAAGAGACGTTGGTCTAGTAATTGATGCTCTAACATATGACTTTATGTTTAACTCAAACTTCCGCTCAATCACAGCAGGTCGTTCATATCTACGCGGTGCACTCAAAGGTGTTAATGCAGACAGACCACTGCTTGTTACTGAATCAGGAATCAAAGGTCAACTTATCACAAGTGACGAAACTACAACTACACTTAATGTTGGATCAAGTGCAGAAACAGTAACAGTAGACGAGACAACTAGTTATGGCAGCTATGGCGGTACTGTTTCTGTTAGTAAATCAGTAGTAGTAAGCGATACAGTTGTTCCAGCAGAACAAAAAGCAGCAACAGTATCAGCATTCTTGCACTTAAAAGACATGATGAAACAAATGGTGTCACAGCCAGATGCAGTACAACGCATTGAAGATAACATGGCAATTATTGTTAATATCATTCAAGACGGTGCTATTGCAGTTCCAGATACACCTCTACTAACTACACCAGCTAATGCTGACGCAACTAAGATTGTAGGCACAGCTGGCGAAGCAACTATTGCACAAACAATTAATAACATTACCAAAAACCGCAACTTCTTAATTGCAGATACAAAAGCATTTATTGAACTAGAATTCCCAACTGTTTCAGACACATATGACGATGACGGAAAATGTACAAGAGACTTAGGCTTCTTGCTAGATGCAATTACCTATGACTTAACATACGGCGGCAACCTAGAAACTTCAGTTGCAGCACAAGCTTACTTCTCAGATGTTGTAGCAGCAGCAGACGGTTCAGTTGACAAGTTAGGAAACATAAGTGTAGAAGTAGAAGTCGACGATACACGATTTGAATCGGAAGGTGTTATTGGTGTAGATCTCAATAAAACAGATCCAAATGCTACAGTTAGAATTACTACAAAAACACCGCATGGTTTAAGAGACGGTTACACAGTAACACTATTTGACATCAACGGACCAATTAGACTTAATGCAGCAGATTTCTTTGTAAAAGTTATCGATAGTATTACTTTTGATATCTACGAAGAGTCAACACTAACAACACCAATTGATACTACTTTAGGTTATACAGACTATGTAAACAGAGGTAAAGTTCGTGTTAACAATGCAGAAGTTATTGCAACAGTTGAATCATACAAGCACCTAGCTACAATTATTAGAACTGTTGCAGAAGGAACTGCAATAACAGCAACAACCGGTAACGCAGAAACACAAGTAACTGACGCTACAGCAACTAGTTCTGATGCTAATGTAAGATCAGGATCACTAATACAAGATGTTGTTACTACTATTGAAAATGACAGTTCGAACCCAGCAGAAGAACTACCAGTACTAGAGTGGGTAGACGGATACAGCACGCAAGTATATCCTGTAGGATTTGCAAATGCAAGCTTATACGGCGACTATCAAGTACTACAAGGCGAAAAAGAAGATCTACAGGCAGCAGTTACAACATATATCGAAGCAAACTTTGCATATGACAAAGCTACATGCCGCAGAGACTTAGGATTCTTTATTGAAGCAGCTCTGTATGACGGCTTGTACAGAGGCAATAGTCAGTCAGTTGAAGCAGCAAAACAGTATCGTGTTAGCGGAAAACTACAAATCCCAGAGCTACAAAAACGTGCTACTGGTGATGCACTTGAGCACTTAGGTGACAGAGTTGGTGACGTTCTTCGTGCAAACAGAGTTGCTCCTACACAAGACATTGAAGCACCAGGATACGTAGTACAAGATACAACAACGCCTGCTACTACAATTACTGAAATCTTAAGAATTCAACAAAACTTTACGGATGCAGCAAGTGTTGTAAGACGTGACTATTTCATTAATGACTTTATTGATGTTATTGATCCAGACTTTGTAAATCAATCTAAAGATGGACAAGAAATTAAAGCAAAAATCTTAGCTGAAAAAGAAAACCTACAGGTGAAAACAATTAAATTTATTGACAACACCTTTAGAGAATTCCGCTTCAATAGAGAAGTTTGTTCAAGAGATGTAGGATTAATCATCGATGCAGTTGCAATGGATACAGTACTAGGTACAAACTATAATGCAATTATTGCAGGTTTATCCTATCAAAGAGGCAGCTTGTCAATCGGTACTGTTAAAGATGAACAGAAGCCACAGACACTAGCAGCTATTGAATTCTTAAAATCAGAAACGCTAGCAATTTCAGGATTGTCAGCAACTGGTATTGCAAGAGCAACAGCAGCATTTGATGAGATTTTAGATATCTTTGAAAACGGCAGCACAAGCACACGCACAGCAGCAGACGCTATTGTGTTTGATAAAACAGCAGCAGCTGGTAATTCAGATCAGCGCAAAGCACATGACCTACTAATTGCTAACAGAGATCTTCTAAGTGAAGAAATTATTAGTTGGTTAGACGAGCAGTTTACTAACTTTGAATATGACGAAGACAAGTGTCTACGTGATACAAAACTAATCATTGAAGCACTAGCAGTTGATAACGTACTAAACACAAACTATAACACTGTTACAGTTGGTCTATCATATCAACGAGCAAATGCAAGTGAAGTATTAACTGGACAAAAAATTCAAACTATTGCAGCAGTTGAGCATCTAAAAGAACGTATTGATGAACTAACAACACTAAGCACACAAGGCCGTGCAAGAACCAAGCGTCTATTAGATACGCTATTGGATATCCTAGGCGGTGCATTTAGTTACGATAGTTCATATGACAGTACAGACGATGCAGGTGCAGTAGAAAATATTGAATTTGTAAATCCAGGTAGTGCAACACAAGACCAGATTGATACAAAAGATCAACTAAGACTAAACAGATCTTTCCTAAGTACAGAAGTAGTTGCATACATTGATGCAACATTCCCTAGCTTAGATTATGTAAAATCTCGTTGCAAGCGCGATGTAGGATTTATCATTGACGCTATCAGCTATGACATGCTGTATGGCGGTAATAGTGCTACAACTCAAGCAGCTCGTAGTTACTTTGTCGACGGCCTAGAGCAACTAGGATACGACGAAGGTACAGCAACAATTGCAGGTTACGAAAGACTTAAGGTTGTTATCGAACCAGTTGTACTTGCTCAATCAGTTGGTAATCAACCTACATTCCCTAAAACACCAGGCAACGGTTTAACTCAAATTGTTGAAAGTGATGCAGGGTCAGCAGAAAATGTAACTAGACTACAAGAACTAATTGACATTATCATTGATGTTATCAGAGTAGGTAACCTAACAGGTGTTCCAGCAGAAACAAGACCAAGTATTACATGGGCAGATGCTAACCTTCGCGAAGATATGCTAGCGTTCGGTGTTGCAGCAGCAAGATCAGAATTTACACCATATGGTGCAGACTATGATCCGACTACAGGCATCATGGAACTAAGCATTGGTATGCACCCATTTGTAGAAGGTGACAAAATTAGCATCGAAGAAGGTGCACTAGCATTTACATGTGCAAGTGACGGAAACGAAGCGATACTATATCACCCACGTTCGACAGATACAGTTGCATTTGGTAACTTGCTTTCAGTACTAGAAGTAAGCCCAACAACGATTACTATAAATGTTGGTATATCAACCGAAACATCAGATCATACATTTGTATCTGCTAGAAATAACTCAGTAACTGTTACAGGTAAAACTGGTGTTGCAGATCAAGTTATTGAATATATAAATGATGAATTTGTTAACTTTACCTATGACATTGACAAATGTGCAAGAGATGTTAAACTAATTACTGAAGGTGTTGCAAAAGATATTGCACTACAAACTAACTATAACTCAGTAATCTCAGGTATTTCTTACCTAAGAGCAAATGCATCTAAAGTACAAAATGCAATGCAAAAAGCAATTACTGTTGCAGCGTTTACAAAACTAAAAGAACTAATCACAGCAACAGCTACACTAACAGATGCAACACTTGCTACTGAAGCAGGCACAAGAGTTGACACAGTTATCTCGTTGTTTAATAATGGCGGTACAGCACCAGCACTAACATTTACTTCAAATGGTACTGCTGATCGTGTAACAGCTAGAACAGCAATCCAGTCAAACAGAGATGCACTAATCGAAGATACAATTACTTACATTGAGAGTAACACTGCACTAGTCGGTGCATATGATCAAACAAAATGTGCAAGAGATACACTAACAATACTTGACGCTGTAACACGTGATATGGTTTTAAATACCAACTACCATAGTGTATATGCAGGTATCTCGTATCTAAGAGCAAGTAATACTGAATTACTAAGTTCTAATCAGAAGAATGCTACAATACAATCACTAACATACTTAAAAACAAAAACACTAGAATTATCAGATGTTGCGTTTAAAGCAAGTGACAGAACAGCAAATACTGATGCAGTAGCTAGACTAACCAGTGCATTTGACGAAGTAATCGACATTATCACTAACGGCACTCAGAGCACAACAGTGCCAGGAGATGGTACAGCAGATGCTCTAGACTTTAGTAATGCACCAGCAACACTTCCAACTGCACAAGCAGTTGAAGCGGCTGAACGTTTACAAACAAACAGAGCATACTTAGTAGAGCATATCCGTGCACACAACGTTACTGTAAATGGACAGGCAGATGGTGTAAACGGTTATGACGAAGCCAAGTGTGAGCGCGACACTGGTTACATTATTGACGGTGTTACACATGACGTATTGTTCGGCGGTAATATTGGTGCAAGACTAAATGCAGCAGCATACTTCGAAGGTACATCACTCGATCAGCTACCAGCTACACAAATTGCATTTACATCAGCAGCATATGCAGTACTAGCAACAGCAGTTGATAATGTTATCAGAAATATTGATATTACAGAATATGCAAGTCATAACGGCGCCATCACACAAGATATTGCTGGTACACCTGGTACAGTAACTGAAGCAGCAAGAGCGACAAATCTAGTTAATATTATTAAAACTGTTGTAGATGCAGGTTCGCTTACAGAAGGTGCAAGTAATGCATATGCAAACGTAATCGGCGGCAACGCAGAAAGCGGCAAAGAGATTGAACCAAGTATTACTTGGGCAGATGCTGATCTAAGAGGCGCTCATGCAGAAATCAAGCAAGAAGAAACATCGCTTGTTGATCAAACAATTGCATTTATTAATGCAGACCTAAGTTATGATCAAGCACGTTGCGAAAGAGACACAGGAATTATTCTTGATGCTCTATCATATGACGTTAACTACGGCGGCGACTCAGCTTCAAAAGTTGCAGCTCTTGCTTACTTTGTAGGTACAGCAAGTCAGCTAGGAACTAGCTCAGTTGAAAAGACAGCAAGTCTTGCAGCATTTGCAAATTTAAAAACACTACTTGCAGCAGTTTCGAGCCCGTCGGCTATACCAGCAGGACAACTTACAGAAGCAGAATCGTATATTGATGCACTAGTTGCTTACATCGAAAATGGTAAAACATTTACTCCGACTACAGCAACTTACAATGACCTAAGTGCAAATGCAGCATACGGTGAACTAACAATCGATCTTGGAGAAGATGCAGCAACAGCAGGCTTTGTTGTTGGCGGCAGAGTTTCACTTGCGGCAGGAAGTATAAGATTTAACTGTGATAGTGCTGGTCCAGACGGAAATCCAGTTTCTTATCCAGCATTAGGTCAAAGCGCAGCATATGAAAAATCAGTTGCTATTGAAAGAGTCGACGGTAATACAATTACAGTATACGTAGGTGGTGCAGGATCAGCAGCTGATTCAAACCATACGTTTGTAAGTGCAGCAGCAGACGCAGTTACACTATTGCCAGAAGTAAATAAATTGTTTACAACTGCACCAAGTGTAACATGGTCGACTGCAAATCGTCAAGCAGTTCATACTGCACTAAGAGCAGCACGTAATACATATGCATCGTCAGTAAATGCTTATACACTTGCAACATTCCCTGCTAACACATATGACAGAACACGCTGTCAGAGAGATGTAGGATTTATTGTAGATGCACTAGCATATGACGTACTATATGGTGGTAACAGTGCTACACGTGAAGTTGCAAGAAGTTACTTCTCGTTCGCTCTAAGCCAACTAGGCGGTACAGCTGATGAGTCTAAAGAAACTCGTGCAACACTACTAGCATATGATAGACTGTCAGATGCAGTGGGCACAGTAACACAAGGACTTGCATTGTCGCTTTCAACTAAAGCAAATGCAGCAGCTAATATTACACCATATGATGCAGCGTACACACCAACTACAGGTGTAATGGTACTAAGCATTGGCACACATACATTTGCAGTAGGCGATGAAATCCAAATTAAAACTGGTGCACTAGCATTTACATGTGCAAGTGATAGCAATGTAGATATATTAAGACATCCAAGAGTTTCAGACACAGCAGCATACCAAACAGACTTGGCAATTACTGCTGTAACTGATGATACTATTACTGTTAATGTAGGTATATCAAGTGAAACATCGGCTCATACATTCCGCGGTGCCGTTGAAGGTGCAATAACTAGTGCAAAAGTCGTACAAACAACTAGTAGCCCAGCTAACGCAATTGAAGCAGCAGGCGTACAGTCTACATTGAAAATTGTAACAGACGTTATTAGAAATGGTGGTGTACAGAAACTAGACGATCAAGTACTTCCAGTTATTACTAACTCGTCGCTAGCATTACAAAATGACTTCTCAAGCATTGTTGCAAACAGAACAGTTGCACAAGAATCGACACTACAGTTTATTGATGATAGATATACAACGTTTAGCTATGATCAGTTCAAGTGTTCAAGAGATATTGCACTAATTCTAGATGCTGTGCTTTCGGATACAGTGCTAGGTGGCAACTATCAATCACTACTAGCTGGCAGCAGTTACTACAGAGCAAGTGCTTCGATTGTATTTGAAGATCAACTTCCAGAAACAATTAGAGCTATCGAGTTCTTGAGAGATGAAGTTAAGAAAGTCTTAACTGATCCATTGTTCACAGCAACAGTTGCTCCAGGTACATATGCTACACCAGCAACAAGAGCTATTACTCCAGTCGAAGCTGTAGAAAATGCTAAAACTTCAGGCAAGGTTTACACAGGTACACCAGAGCTTGCAAGACTAGAAGCAAGATTTGCAGACGTACTACGTACTATGGAATTTGGACTAGTAACCAACATGACAGTAAATACTCCTATAACACTAGTTAAAGGTGAAGTAATCAGTCAAGAAGGTAGTAGAGCAACAGCAGTTGTTAAAACAGCAGTTGAAAACTCAACTGAAGTAGAATTAATCAGCGTAAGCGGAACATTTAATACTACAAATACAATTGTTGGAAGTAGATCAGGTGCAACAGGTGTTGAGCCAGTACAAACTACACTATCAGAACTAGATACTATATCGTACAACGATGAGTTAGTTGGTATAACTGAAGATAGAAAGCAAGCTAAAAACATTCTTGAAGCTAACAAAGAATTCTTTGTTGCAGAAGCAGTTGCATTTATTAAAGAAACATTCCCAATGTTGGGTTATGACAGAGCAACATGTGAAAGAGATGTAAGCTTGGTTCTAGACGCTGTTGGTTACGATTTGATGTTCGGATCAAACTTCCGTTCAATCGTAGCAGGCCGTTCTTATTCTAGAAAAGGTGCAGAAATTGTAACCAAAGAGCAGAAAAAAGCAACACTTGCAGCATTCCAGTTTATTAAAACTATTGCAGCAGATGCTATTAGTAGTCCGCTACTATCAGCAGCAGGCTTTGTTGCTCCGCAGAACAAGTACACACCACAAGCAGCTACATCATTCTTTACACCAGTAGACGGTGAGTATGATCCAGCAACTGGCGTACTGATCCTTGAATTTGCAGAAGATCATGGATTAACAGCAGGAAGTGATATTAACATTGCTCCAGAAAGTGTGTCATTTACATGTGATTATGATAATGATACAGTTGCTTTAGCATATCCTGATAAAGACAGTAGTGCATATAAAACACCAGTATCTATTATCGATGATGGCACAGGCGCTCTTGCTGATACGAAAAAACTAAGTGTAAACGTAGGAACTATTGCAAGTGGACCAGCATCAACTGCGACACATACATTTGCTAGTGCAAAAGCCAATGGTGTAACAGTTGGCGGTTCAACATACTACGATGTTGACACAGGCGACATGATGCTAGACCTAGGTGAAAATGCAACAGCAGCTGGATTTGAAGTAGGACAAGATGTAAGATTTGCAGATAATAGCTTGACATTTACATGTGAATATGATGTAAATACTCCGCTAACATATCCAGCAAAGGAAAGCACATACTTCCAAGCACCAGTGCGTATTACTGAAGTAACTGGCACAACTATTACAGTTAACGTAGGACCAGCAATTAATGCAGCAGAAGGCTCAGTACATACATTTATTAGCTCAACAGCTGATAGTATTATAAAAGGCGAAGCAAGAAGCGAGTTTATTATTACTGTACAAGAAGATTCTTATACGCTGTCAAAAACTGGATCGTTCCACATTGATGGAGTAGAGAAGCCAGTGATGCAACTACTTCCGGGTAGAGTATATGAGTTTAACCAAGATGATATCTCAAACGTGTACTACGGTGATCTAAGACATCCGATGGTATTTGGTGATATCCGTGACGGTAACCTAACAGTTGGCGGTAATCCTTACAAAACAGGTGTTACATACTTGCTAGACGATGTGTCAGTACCGTTAGAGTCATATATCAGAGACTTTGCTAACTCTACAACACGTAGAGTAAGACTAGATCTAACAGCTTCGTATACTACTGAAATTTGGTACCATAGTGCTAAAAATGCAGGAATGGGCAACCAAATCTATACACAAGCTACTGGATTTGAAAACGATAAAGGTGCTAAACTACGTCTACAAAATGCAATGAACACAATCATTGATATTTTAGACACAGGTGCAGATACTACACTACAACTAAGTAGTCCAGTTAAATTTGCTAAAGGTACAATTATCACTCAAGAAAATACAGGTGTAGAAGGTGAAGTTACATCATGTGACGGAACATCAGTTACAATGATCAATGTTGACGGTGGTAAGAAGATGACAGTTGATGCTGCAACAACTTACGATGTTGACACAGGAGTACTAACAGTTACTACATCAGCAGCACACGGCTTATCAGATGGTACAAAAGTATTAATAAGAGCAGGTAGTTTAGCATTTAGTTGCTCATCACCAGGTCTCGGAACACTTAACTACCCAGACGAATCAAGCCCAGCATTTAATACTCCAGTTGCAATCTTTAACGCAAGCGGTTCAACATTTGATATTAATATTGGACCAGCAACTGGTGCAGCAGCAGGCCAAGCACACACATTTGAATCAGGTAGCTCAAGTCTAACTGATGCAATCAGTGTTGCACAATTCAGTTTAACTGATAACCTGCTTGTTGGCTCAGTAGATCAAAATACTAGACCAACCGCAGTAAGTAGCCCACCGTTGCCAATACTACCAACACCTACTACAGGTACAGCAAGTACAGCCGGTGTTGCAGATATTGCAACAACAGTAAACAATATTGAAAGTAATAGACAGTATATTGTAGAAGAAGTACAAGCATACATTACTGAAAATTATCCACTCTTAGGATTTGACAGAGCTACTTGTGCAAGAGACACTGGACTAGTTATCGATGCTCTTGCATGGGATCTATTAAACGGATCAGAAGACGGATTGTTTACTCAGGACTGGCGTTCTACAACAGCAGCTAGGTCTTATGTACGTCAAGCTGTTAATGCACTGCCAACAGGTCAAGTTGCAGCAACGCAAGCTGGATTTACACATCTAGGTGAATTGCTTGAAGCACTAATTACTTCAACTACTGGTGCTGCTGATAAAGCAAAACTACAACTTAGAAATAACATTGAACTAATTAATAGTGTAATAGCCGGCGGTGCAGTACCAAGTAGAACACTTGCTACTCCAGCAGCATTTGTTGATGCAGATATTGCAAAGACATTTACAGCTGGTGCAGGAACAACATATGCACATCTAACTGGTGATATGACTATTGAAATTGGCGCTCATAACCTAAGTGTTGGAATGGAAGTAGCAATTAAGACTAACGGTATTACATTTGAATGTGATAGCGGCAGCGGACCGGGCAATGAATCATATCCAAATGCTACAACAGGTCCGTTTGCTGTAGAAAAGTATCTAACAATTAAAGCAGTTACAGCAACTACAATTACTGTATTTGTTGGAGTTGCAACAGGTACCGCAGCAGTTGAGCATACATTTGTAAGTGGTGTAGCAGACGCAATTGTTCCAAGAGCACTAGCAGCTAATCAAACAGCAACATCACTTGTAGCAAATAGACAATACATTCAAGAACAAGTTAATGAATGGATTAAAGCTAGAATATCTGCAAATGATACAGTGAGTGATCCAGACGGAGTATACGTTGACGGTGACTTTAGTGATGTAACTTTCCAAAACGAGTACGATGCAGCAGCAGAAACTCAATGTAAAAACGATGTAGGATTAATTGTTGATGCATTGACTTACGATGTTACATTCGGCGGAAACTTAGAAACTAAAATTGCAGCAGAAGCTTACTTCTCAGGCGCAGTAAGTCAAATTGACAACGAAGCTACACAAACCGTTCAAGCTTATCTAGAATTGAAAAATACAATAATTCCAGATGTACTAGCAGGGACACACACTAAACTAGGCACCGGAGTTGATGCAGATACAGCAACTACTGTTGAGTTTATCGAACCAAACACTAACGAGATATCTAATAAAATTATCAATATCGCAGACGAAATATCGTCAGATGGCTTTAGAGATATTATTCCAGTATATCCACAGCGTTTTGGTACAACATTTGGACTAGCAACGTTTAACCAATTTATTAGTGAAAGAGGTGATATTGTTCCTCTAGTTACTGAGTATATCGAAGATAACTTTGCATATCTTGAAAACAAGTGCAGAAGAGATGTAAACTACATTCTTGATGCTATCCGTTATGATTTAACATACGGTGGTACAATGGAGTCAGAAATTGCAGCTCGCTCATACTACTCAGATGAAGGTGTTAACAAACTTAACTCAATTGACGAAATTAATGCAACTAAAGATGCTTACGCAAAATTAGCTGACATTGTTGAAGATTTAGGTAATGGTGCAAGTGCACTAACATCGTTGCAAACTACTGCTAATAATTATGCTAGTAACTCTGCAATTGCTGGTACTACACTAACTGTTGTAGACTCCGGCGGCGGCGGCTCAGATCCAGCATATGACTTTGAAACTGGCTTACTAACACTAGAAACAAGTGCTGCACACGGTCTTGCACCAGGTGATAAAATTGTTCTAGCAACCGAAAGCATTGGGTTTACATGTTTATATGAAGGCAATACAACTGCACTGAAATATCCAGATACAGATGCATTTGCGTATCAAAGAGAACTAACATGTATGACAGGTACAACAAGCAACACAATTATTGTAAATGTAGGCAGAGCAGTATATCCTGCAAATAATGCACACACTTATAATTCTGCTGCTTCAACACTAGCAGATGCAGTAACAATTGTTGCAAATGGTAAACTAGTTAAATCAGAAGCTACACCAACTGTACCAAGTGATACAAGCCATGCAACAAGAGCACATGACCTAATTGAATCAATGGTATCATTTATTGATAATACACTAGGCGATACAACTAGTGAGTTTGACACAGGCGGAACTACGCCGTCGACACTAGCAGTAACATCGTGGGTAGACGCAGATCTAGTAGCTGCTAATACAACACTACAAACAGAAAAGGCAAAAATACAGGCACTAACAACAGAATTTATTGAAGCATTCCACGCTTACAAACAAAGCAAGTGTGAAAGAGACGTTAGATATATCGTCGACAGTGTATGCTACGATTTATTCTACTTAGGAAACTCGCAAGTACATCTAGCAGCAGAACAATACTTTGATGGTGGTAACTTGCAAATTCCAGTACCGACAAAACAAGCAACAGTAGATACATTTAGATATATACAGTTGCTAGCAGAAGATGTAGTTAGAAACGTCGAAGTACTTGCATTACAGACAAGAGTAAAGCAAGACAGAACGCTAACTGACTTATCAGATGCTCCTGCACAAGCAGCAAGAATAACTGAGCTATTTAAAGTTGTTAATAACTTAATACAGCATGGTTACTCAAGTACTGTTACGTTTGACATTAATATGACAGAGCTTCCAAAAATTGGTGAAACAGCAACATTCCACCAAACAAGCTTAATTACAGCGTCAGGTCAAACATTTGAGTGGGTTGGATCAGGTACAAACATTCAGCAAGCGGTTCCGTATAGAGGCGGTCAACCAATCCAAGATCAACAGGTTGTGGAAAGTAATGAAGGTAAAGTTTACTTTACAAGTACTGACCAAACAGGTGACTTTAAGATTGGTAACAGTCTAACTATTGAGCGTGCAACTGGTACTATTACTGGTGACACATTTGATAGATCACTATTTGCGGTGCTAACACCATACATCTTGTCACTACAGTAAGAGGATAGAATAAAATGGCCGAACCATTAAATGTATTTAAAACAGTAACACAAGATGTTACTGATGTGAACGAAATAGTCTATACTGTACCATCAGGAAAAACAGCAATTATCCTGATGGCACAGATAGCTAATATTACAGAAACGCCTGCAGCAATTGATTTCTTGCATTTCGATGCATTCACTGCTGATCAGACAGAACTGTTAAAAGGATTTGTTATTCCAGGTAACGATGCAACTAGCCCAATCACAGGTAAGCTTGTGATTGAAGAAGGCAACAGTTTAAGAACCGTAGGAAGCACTAACGATGCTATGGTGCTTACTCTCAGCTTGTTGGAGTCGTTAAATGCATAATATCGGATTATTAAGTAACAGAGTCAAAAAGACCCCAGCAAAATTTGCTGAGTCATATAGATATGATTTTATTGATCTGGAGAATACAGAACCAGATTGGGGTGTTCCGGATCTAACATTACAAGATGTTAACAACGAGATTGATCGAGGTATTGCATCATCAGACCCCGAAGGTGCTCGATCGTGGCTATCTGTAGGACCAGGTCTGCGTGTTACAGCGCAAGAAATTCTTCAAGTTGATGAAACAGCTTTCGTTAGTTTGAAAGGTGACCAGGAATTTGAAGGAACAAAAACATTCTTAGATCAAATTATTATCGGTTCAACTGACTCATTTGACCTAGGTGAAAGACTACGTGTTGATGGTACACTTTCGGCCAATAACCTTACAACACAAAATCCTGCTTTTAATCTAGTAGATACTGTAGCAGAAATTATTAATTTCGGCGGACAAGGCACTGATATTAATATCGGTTCAAGCTTTGGAACAACAACTATTAATAATGATTTAGTCGTAAAAGGCGATTTGATTATTGAAGGTGTTGAGTACGATATGGATGGTGGTTACTACTAAACATAGAGAAGTGAGCAAGTTGCTCACTTCTTTCTATTGAAAAAATACTGATTACTAAATATGTTTAGTAATAAACTTACTCGAAGGATTCGCCCATGGCAAACAATGCATTCAAAGCTGTTAATACTGTAATTACATCAGTTAATGAAATAATTTATACTGCGCCGCCTAATATTACTACTATTGTGATTAATGCACAGTTAGTTAATGTAGGTGACTATGATATGAACTGTACTTTTAACTATTTTAACAGTCTTACTGGTAAAGAAATCCCTCTAATACGTGATTTTAGAATTAGAGGAAACCAAAGTAATAGTGCTACCTTTGGACGTCTAGTGGTGAACGAAAATGACTCATTAAAAGTAAGAGCAGTAGATCCTACGAACACAAATTTTGAGTCTACAGTAAGGTTAAGTTTAAGCTTGCTGGAAACTGAAGATGTCTAGAGGAATTGGTTTACTTAGTAACAGAGTAAAAAAAATACCAAGTACTGAAGTAGAATCTGTCGCTCCAGACAGATTTTCCTTTATTGATGTGTCAACATCAGAAGCTGACCTAGGTGTTCCGCCTGGTAATGATTACTTTCTTACATCAGATACAGAGGGCGTAAGAGCCTGGATCCCGCCGACGTCAATTAGCCTTAATGGTGAAGAAAAAGAACTCGTTTTTATTCGAGAAGGTATTAGTGCTTCGACTACTAATATTGAGTTTGATGAAACAACAAATAGTATTAAATTTCAAAATGCATTTCAAACAAAAGGTGCTGTTGAATCCTTAACTAAAGTAGGAGACTCTGCTGTAGTCGAAGGAGTAATTGCAAGTTTTGATAGAACAAAATTTGGCTCTGCAAAGTTTATTGTGCAAGCAGATGAAATTGATAATGCTCAAAGACAACTTAGCGAGTTGTTAGTAGTTCATGACGGAACAAATGCAAGTGCTACTGAATATGGTGTAATTCAAAGTTCATCATACGAAATTGCCGAGTACGATGTGCGTATTACAGGTGATTTGGTTGAATTAGTTGCTACTAATTTAACAGAAAACTCTACAACTTACCGTGTTGTAGAAACTTTAATGTTAATCTAAAAATTAGTAATCTGTACCCATATAACTGCTTTTGGCATAAATACCATGCATATAGCCGATTTGGGGAGAGTGGAACCGATGGCGAACACAAAGAAATTCGTAGTCAAAAATGGACTGCGAGCACAGAACGTTGACTTTAGCAATTCAACAACAGATAAATCAATTTTAGCAGATATTAACGATAGTGGTATTCTGACATTCCAGGGGGCTTCTGGAAACGTAATCAGTCTAGCGGATACTATTGAGGGCTCAGTTTTTTCAGTAAATGAACAATCAGGTGTGCCTTCTTTGGAAATCTTCACAGACGGAACAGTGCGTATAACAGAAGCTACAGGCAATGTACTTATAGGTACAGATATCGATAACGGGCTAGATAAAGTTCAAATTACAGGTAATTTGAGCGCAGATAGAGTAATAGCAGACCTCCAAGGAGATGTGTTTGGGCAGGACTCGACTAAGCTTGTAGATTCAACATATGGGGAATTTAATGGTTTTGTAAACGGCCAAGTTAGTAGTATAGAAAATCATACTACAGACGATTTGGACGAAGGAGATGACAATCTTTATTTTACAAAACAGAGGGCAAGACGTCAAGCCAGAATCATGGCACTAATCTTTGGGAGTTGTTAATACATGTCATTTATAGGTAGTACGAAAGTCACCGACGCACAAGCTACTGTTTTATACGAAAGTCCATTAGATAGAGAAAGTAATATCCATACTATCGCTATCCTTAACGAGGGTATTTCGCCTAATACAGATTCTACAAGTGTAAAAGTAACACTAAGTTACTATGATGCTTCAGAGCCGAGCACACGAAATTTTGCAATGCTAGACGTTGCACCGCAGACTTCTGTTGAATACGGAAAGACTATTAATTTACGTCCAGGCGATAAATTAATTGCAAGCACAGACGGCGGCGAAGTATCAATACTTGTTGGTGCCTTCTTAGACGAAGACAGTTTAGTAACTTCAATCTTTACAATACAAGGCGAATATAATAATAGTCTACAATATGCTCCCTATGATGTAGTCTACTATCAAGGCGGAAGTTTTGTAAGCACAACAACACAAACCGGCAACATTCCAACAAATACAGGCTGGACACCTCTAGGTTCTGGTTTTAATTCCTACGGTGACTGGGATGTAAACAGAGTAAATGGATATCCTGCACTATCAGTTGTTCAACATGCAGGAAGTATTTGGGTAACATCTTCCGGAGCATCTCAAGGCGCTGAACCAGGCGTTGACGGTGCATGGATTAACTTTACTGATCTTGAAAGTAGTCAAATTGCAGATACGTCTAGTGTCGGCGGCGCCAACATAAAAACAAGCTTAGATATATTAGATGCAAGACTCGACGACATTAATACAGATGATGTTCCTGAAGATGTAGCAACACTAGACCTAGATCCTGATCCGGGCAATGACAGCGGCAGTGGTTTAGAAAATGCATACTTTAGTAGATCACGTGTGCGCAGCTCTGTTGGTGCAGCAGGAGATTTGCAATACGATCCTGCTACCGGTGTGTTTACAGCGTTTACACTTACGCAGCTTGATGTTGAAGGCTTTATTGACGGCAGAGTTGATAAAACCTTTGTTGATGCACTTAATGTTGATGCAGACACACTAGACGGTATTGATATTACACAACTTGCAAGAACAGACGTTACTCCTACATTTGATCAAGATATAAATGTAACTGGAAATATTATAGGTAACCTCGACGGGCAAGTTCTAGGTAAAGACAGTTCTGTAATTCTAGATACTACAGGCGATATCAGTGTATTTACAGGTAATGTTGTAGGTGAAGTTGACGGTACACTACGAGGAAGCTTGGTATCAGAAGATTCTGGTATAATTGTTGATGCAAATACAAGCGAATTTTTTGGTAAACTAATCGGTAATGTTACAGCTTCAACTGGTCTTACAACTCTTAATAATGTTAGAATAACAGGTGATCTTAATATTGAAACTGAAATCCAAGGTGCACTACGTGGTAGTGTTACATCACCGGGATTAAGTACGTTTGGTAACATTGAAATTCAGTCAGGTACTATCAATAATGTTAACCTAGATGCTAGTTTGATTACAGCAAATAGTATTACAGCTACTTCGATTGAAGCACAAACAGGCGGTTTCCAAGGTGATATTATCTCACAAGGAACATCGCAGTTTAATAACTTAACAGTTGCAGGTAATCTACAGTTTACTGACTTGGTTGTTATGCTTACATCAGACCTACGCGGTAATGTTGATGTAGGCGGAGACCTAACAGTTACTGGTGCTCTAACAGTTACAGGTGGCACAGAATTTAACAATGCTATCATTACTGGTGGTACAATCACAGGTGTGCAACTTGGAACTGGGTCATTCCCGGTTGATATTATTGCAGACGATATTACAATCTTAAACAGCTTTACTGCTGAAAATGTTGAAGCATCGTTTACAGACGTAACTGTTAGCGGTACTTTAACTGGTAACCTTGAAGGTAACGTACAAGGTAATCTTATTAGTCAAGATGGTACTAGTGTAATCGTAGATGCATTTTCTGGCATTGTAAGAGCTAGCCTTATTGGTCCGTCTTCTGGTACACATACTGGTGCAACGATCGGTACACACACCGGAGCAGTCGTCGGTGACATTACCGGTCAATCAGTAAGTTCATTTGTTCAAGTAAACGCAGGCACAGCTGGTGTAACAAATCTAACTACACAAGATTTAACTGTTACCGGGCTTGCTACATTCCAAGGCGAACTAAGCTTTACTAATCTAGATATTGCTGACCTCTCAATCAACAACGATATGACAGTTAAGGGAATTTCCTATCTTGAAAGTGTTTCGATTGATAGTGGTACTATTGACGGCACTGTAATTGGTGGCGTAGAAAGTGATGCAAGAAATATTACAGGTACATTTGTAAAAGCATTATCAGGTTTCCAAGGCAACCTCACAGGTGATGTTACAGGTGATCTAGCTGGTAATGTAACTGGTGATGTTACAGGAAGATTGTTTGGTGATATATGGACCAGTAATGGTGCAACACGTATTCTAGACGGTGGTGACGGCACACCAAGTTATCCTGCAACATTTATTGGTGACGTACAAGGTAACCTAACAGGGACCTTTGCAGGTACAGGTGAAGGCACATTCACGGGTGATATATTTGCAGACGATAGTACAACTAAACTAGTTGATGCAACACTACAGCGTTTTTACGGTGATATATCTGGTGATATCACAAGCATAGGAATATCCACATTTGCTGACATAACTGTTAGTGAAGAAATGCAAGGTAATGTTAGAGGTAATGTTATCGGTAGCGATAGTTCAATCATAGTTGATCATCTAAACAATAATGTTACTTCGGGAGTTATCACTGCAACAGATAAATTTGTAGGATTGCTAGATGGTAATGTAGAAATAACATCCGGTACATCAACATTCTTTGATGTTGAAGTTCTAGGTAGTATTGATCTTACCGCTGCTTCAGGAAATATCACTGCGGATGTAACAGGTAGCTTGCTAGGCGATGTTACAGGTAATGTAACAGGCAATGTAGCCGGTGATGTAGTTGGCGATCTAACAGGTGACGTTTATGCTAGCAACGGCGCAGCAAGAATACTTGATAGCGGCAACGGAACTACTATACCTGCACTTTATACAGGTGAAGTAATTGGTAATGTTACTGGTAATGTGTATAGTGATAATAGTACACTTATTGTTGACGCAAATAATGCTCAAGTGTATGCAGACGTAGAAGGTACAGTAACAAGTACTTCTGGCACTTCAACATTCTACGATGTTAGTATTACAAACAGTCTAGTTGCAAATAATCTAACAGTAACCGGCACAACTACAACAGTTAATGCAAATAATTTAGAAATTTCAGACAATGAAATTCTTCTAAACAAAGGCGAAACAGGCGCAGGTGTACTTAACGGTGCAGGCTTTGCAGGTATTAGAATTGATCGAGGCACTGAAGCTTCTCGTTCATTGGCTTGGAGAGAAGATTTTGACGGACACTGGAAGTTTGAAAATGCAAGAGTAGAAGCTAACAGATTTACTGCATTACTAGGTGTTGACGGAAATCTAACAGGTAGTATATTCAACACAGACGATACCCAAATATTGTTTAATAATAGTGATTCAGTTCCTGCGAGATTCTTGGGCAATGTTGAAGGAAATATCACAAGTACAGGCACAAGTACATTTACTGGTAATGTTACTACAAACGACTTAGTTGTAATAAATGAAGTTGATGGTAATCTTAGAGGTAATGTAATAGGCTCTGACAGCACAGTTATGGTAGACCACTTGGCACTTTCTATGGAAGCCAACACAATTACTGCTAATGCTAGATTTGTAGGTGATATAACAGGTAATATTACAAGTACTGGACTAAGTATTTTCCAAGATTTACAAGTTGACGGCGACCTAAACTTTGAAGCACTAACTATTAACAACTTAACAATTAACGTTGATGCTGTAGTAGAACGTAATCTTCAAGTTGACGGTACAGCTACATTAACTGTTGCTAACATTACTGGTGGTAATATTGACGCAACGCCTATCGGTGTAACACAACCATCGACTGGACGATTTACAAGTGTTAATATTGTAAACACTGACCTTACAGTTGAAATCGGTAACATTGACGTACAACAGGGCAACATCAACGCACAAATTATTACAGGCGAAGCAGAAATTAGATCTCCAGTAGGCGGCTTTGTTGGTGATGTATTTGGTAACCTAGATGGTACAACAAGTGGTACACACGAAGGCGATGTTAAGACGTTTGACGGATCTACAATTCTTATCGATGCAGGAGCCCAACGCTTCTTTGGTAGTGTAACTGGTAATGTTACAGGAGACTTGTTTGGTAACGTAACCGGTGACTTAACAGGCCTTGTAACAGGTAACTTATTCGGCGACGTATACTTCCCAGGAGGTGCAGCACCTGTTCTACAAACAGGTAGTAATGTAACTGAAGCAAGACTATACGGTAATGTTACAGGTGATGTTATAGGTAATGTCACAGGTGACTTGAATGGTAATTTATTAGGCGATGTAATTGCTGCTGATTCTACAGTATCCTACGACAGATCCTCAGGCAACTTTAGAGGTGATATTACATCAACAGGAACTTCATATTTTAATAATATTAGTGTTGCTGGTGACTTAGCATTTACTGCATTTGAACTAGATGAAATTACAGTTAATAATACACTAACTGTTTTAGGATCAGCCGATATTAATCAAGCAACAGTTAATAGATTAAATGTTACAACTAAACTTACTGCTGATCTAACTGGTGATGTATTTGGTGATGTTGAAGGTAATGTATACGGAAATATCATTGGTGAGGATTCGTCGGTACTAGTTAACTTTACAAACAGAAGCTTTATTGGTAATGTAATGGGAGATGTATACTCTACTGATAATGCCGGCAATTATGTAAGAGTTCTCGACTCAGGAACCAGTGGACTTGATGCTCAGTATACAGGTTCTGTACTGGCAAACGACGGCGCTATGCTACTTGATGCAGTTAACAAAGATCTAGTCGTAAGTGAAATTACAGGTGCAATAGGTACCGGAGTTAAAAACACAGGTGGATTTACTACACTAACAACCACAGGTTTAGCAACACTTAACAGCGGTCAAGTCACAGACGACTTTACAGTAGGTGGTACAATTTACGGTAATGTTGACGCACAGACCAGCGGAACAAGTACACTGAACAATCTAATCGTCCAGGGTGACCTAACAGTACAAGGTGCCCAAACTATACTAGATGTAACAACAGTTGAAATCCAAGACAAGACAATACAAGTTGCATCCAATGCAGCAGACAGATCCGAAGCAGACCTAGCAGGACTAGAAGTAAACCTAGGTACAGATGGATTAGCAACGTTCTATTATAATAATTCAAGACAAGCATTTGAATCAAATATTCCAATAGAGTCTACTGCTGGCTTTATTGGAGATCTGTTAAACGGTAATAAGACTAAAATTCTCGATGTCGGTAGCGATGCAGTTTCAGCTGAATATACCGGTAATGTAACCGGTGACGTAACCGGTAATCTAACTGGTAATGTAAATGCTCCGGGTATAAGTAGCTTTTTTAGTATAGATGTTAGTGAAGAAATTGCCGGAGATGTAAGAGGTAATATTGTTGGTTCTGATAGTACAGTACTTGTTAACTATACTACTCAAAATGCATTCTTTAAAAACGTTACAGCAACAGGAACTATTACAGGTAACGTAGACGGAGACATTAATTCTTCAACAATCGGAGTGTCAGGAACATCTACACTAGATGGTCAAGTTATTATTAATAATGATGTTGATCTGGGACTAAACGATACAAATACAATTACACTCAACGGTTTGATTGATAGTAATATTTTAGTTGACGCTGACAATACACGTGACCTTGGTGCAACAGCAACTAGACTAAGAAGAATTTATACACATGACCTAGAAGTTACTGATGATGTTAATATTGGCGGTAACTTGGTTGTTACTGGTGATACAACAATTGCAGGTAATTTAACATTTGGTGATGCAAACAATGACAATGTTTCGTTTGTAGCAGATATTGACAGTAATTTTGTTCCTAACATCGATAACACATATACATTAGGTAATACATTTAGATCTTGGCAAAAACTATATCTAAGCCAAGACTTAGAATTTACAGGAGCCAGCGGCGCTAACGAAATTCTAGTTCCAGGTAATGCAGTAGATGCTCTAAGCATCAAAGATGCAAGTAGCAATGATCTAATTGTCTTTGATACAACAAATGCAGCCAACGTTGTTAATATTACACCCGATACAAATATTACAGGTGAATTAGACGTAGCAAGTAATACAACTTTAACTACTGTAACTACCAGTGGACTTGCAACACTAGACAGTGCTCAAGTTAATAATAATGTTGATGTAACCGGTAATATTACTGTAGACGGATCAGTTGTACTAGGATCAGATTCGGCTGATACTGTTACAGTCAACGGTGTAGTAAGCACTAACATTGTTCCTCAAAATGGAACACAAGAATTAGGTAGTGCAACAGCAAACGGTCGTTGGGCAAAACTATATGTAACAGATATTGATGTTACTGGCGGTAGTACTTCTGGTAATGTTAGAGTTGGCATTACTGCGGTAAATGAAATAGATACATCTAGTGGTGATCTTATTATAGACAGTGCAACTGGTGAAACAATACTAGACGATAACGTTACAGTAACAGGGACATTTGATGTTTCAACTGCACTATCAACCTTACATAGTTTAGATGTAACTGGCACAACTGTTTTAAATGACACACTAACTGTTAATGGTAATGTAACATTAGCTACTGCTTCAGATTTTACTATAGCTAATTCATCAAATACTGTAGATGTATTTACAGTAGACGGTGCAACTGGTAATACTGGTATCAAGGGTACACTGGTTGTAGAAGACAATATTACTCTACAAGAAGACAAAGACTTTAGAATAAAAACCACAGGCGCAGCTGATACTTTCTCAGTCATCGGCGCCACTGGTAATACAGCTATTCAAGGCACACTTGATGTAGCTGGGCTGTCTACAATGGCTGATATTAATTCTGGTAGTATCGATATCACAGGATCGTTAACTGCATCTTTATTGTCTAGACTAGACGGCGGAGTTAATGTTAACAACAATTTTGCTGTAGATACTACAGGCAACACTCTGCTAGATGGATTCTTAACTGTTACCTCAGGCCTGTCAACACTAGATGGTGGTATCCAAGTTAATACAGATAAATTTACTGTTGCTACATCAGGCAATACAGATATTGCAACTGGTACTCTATCCGTTGGAGGGCTAACATCGCTCAGTGGTGGTATCAATGTTAACAATGAATTTATTGTAGATGTTAATGGTAATGTTACTGTACGCGATCTAACAGTTACAGGGGACACTACTACAGTTAATACAGAAACTATTAATCTAGCAGATAATTTAATTGTTCTTAATTCAGATTACTCAGGAAGCACGCCATCAGAAGAAGGCGGCATAGAAATTAACCGAGGCGGTGGAACTGAGCCGAATAAAAAACTAGTATGGAGCGAAGCTTCGGATAAATGGACAGTAGGAACAGAAACCTTTGTTGCTGCTACGTTTGAAGGTAATCTAAACGGTGACGTTCTTGCAGCAGATCTTACTCTAGTGTTAGATGCAGGTACTAATGGAACAAATGCAAACTTCACAGGTGACGTAAGAGCAGATGATGGTACAGTAGTATTATCACATGGCACCGATGCAAACGATCCGTTGCTAACAGCAAATATTGATGCACGTGGATTAACAGGAAATCTTTCAACATCATATTTTGAAAATGTTCAAATTGATGGCAACTTGATTATGTCAAGTGCAAGTGTTACACTAACATCTGGTAATTTAAAAGGTGATATTTTATCGTCTGACGAAACACTTGTTCTAGAAAATGGATCCGACGGTTCTGATGCATCGTTTACGGGTAATATTAAAGCTACAAATGGTGCTGTAGTACTAACAAAAGGCAGCGACGGCACAGACGCTACATTTACAGGTGATGTCACTGGTAATGTTACTGCTGTATCAGGAATATCAACATTTGATTCCCTTAATGCTAGAATTATAAATGCATTCCTTGACGGTGATATTGCAGGAAGTATTTACAGTTCAGATGACAGTAGTTTAATTTTAAATAGTGTAACAAAAGTACTTGATGTAAATCAAGTCAACACAAGCTCACTGTTCACAACTACTGCAAGAGCGAGTACAGGCTTCCAGGGCGATGTATGGACTGAAACAGGAAATCATAGAATTCTTGACGTGGGTACAACTTCGGATGGTGCAGTACTTACTGGTAATGTTACTATCAGCACCGGTGCATCTAGCTTTAATGATCTTACAGCTACACAGTTGTTCGGACAAATTGGTACAGATACAGGTACTAGAAACGGCGGATACTTTGGAGTATTAAAAGCAAGTGGCACAGTCAATCTAGATGGCACAACCAACATTGCTGATGCACAAATCTCCGGCGGCGCAATCACAGGTACAACTATTGGTGCAAACGGTGCTCTAGATAATACAACTGTACACGCTACTACAGTTACAGCAAATGCTGTTATATCAGATGTTACAGGCGATTTAACTGGTAATGTTAATACTATTGGTACAACTTTTGACGGCGCATTCAACGATCTAGATGTAAGTAACATAGCAACAATTGCAACTGCAAATATTACAACTGCAAATATTACAACACTAGATCTAACAAATCTAGGTACAGCATTAGCACCTACTACATCGTCGCACATTGTTACAGGTAACTTTACAACTGTTAATTCAACTAACGTAAATGCTGACACTGTTACAATTCAAAGTCCAAGTTCAACAAATAGATTTGTTGGTCCTTTAACAGGTGATGTTATCGGCGGCATTACTGCTGAAGCAGGTGACGTAATAGACGTTAGTGCAGCATCTACACTTACATTTGCTGATAACCAAATATCAGGTGACGCAATCGAAGGCGGCACAATTGGTTCAACAACAATTACTACTCTAGCAGCTACTACAGTTAACATAGACGGCGCAGTAACAATAACAGGCGCAGCATCAGATCTATCGATTCAAGATGCAACTGCTACAGATACATTTACTGTTGCAAGTGCTTCTGGTAATGTTGTAACAGAAGGCACTGTTTTGATAAACGATACTACAAGTGCAGTATCTAATGTAACTGGTGCACTTCAGGTTGCAGGCGGTGTGGGCATAGTTGAGAATGCACACATTGGTGGATTAGCTGATATCGACGGTACACTTACAGTAGGCGGCGCTGCACAGATCAATGATGCAATTACTGTTACCGGGCTTGCAAGTCTTGACGGTGGCATTGATATATTTGGATCAAACTTTACTGTAGCAACATCCGGCGCAATTGATACTGCTAGTACACTTACTGTTGACGCACTATCTAGTTTAGATGGCGGAATTAATGTAAATGATACATTTGTTGTTAGTGCTACAGGCGACACTTCAACAACAGGCACACTAGACGTAGATGGTAATGTTACATTTAATGCTGCATCTGTATTCACTATATTTGATGCTGCTGGAACACCAGTAGAGAAATTTAAAGTAGACGGTACTGACGGCGACACAACAATACAAGGTGTTGTGTCTATCCAAAATACGGCAAACTCAACTGGAACTACTAATGGTGCACTAATTGTAACTGGCGGTGTAGGCATTGGCAATGATGTTTATATTGGCGGAAACTTAGATGTTACAGGTAATGTGAATCTAAATGCATCAGTTACATTTACAGACATTGAAGTATCAGGATTGTCAAGCCTAGACGGCGGCATTAACACTAATGATGTATTTGAAGTAGACGCACTAACTGGTGCAGTAACACTAACAGGTGACGATGCTGACTTTACAATGACAAATACTGCTGCTGCTAATATATTTACTGTACAGGCAGACACAGGCGCTACTACTATAGCAGGCGCTACACAAATTAATAACACTATACAAGCAACTGGTCCACTTACAATTACATCAACTGCTACAACTGCATTAGATATTGCAGGCGGTGCCGACGTTGATGGTATACTAGGAGTTGGCGGCGATGTAACAGTTAGATCAACAACACCTAGCACTAATAAAGATACTGGTGCACTAGTTGTCGAAGGTGGAGTTGGCATTGAGCAAAATCTAAATGTCGGCGGCAACGTCGGAATACTAGGTACAATAGATGTCGGCGGCGATGTAACTATCGAAGATTCTGATTTTGCTATCCAAGACAATCTCGGAGCAGACACATTTAAAGTAACAGGTGCTACTGGTACAGTAGACATGGACGGTACTCTAAATGTTGGTACTGATCTAACAGTTGCAGGCGATACAACTATTACAGGCAACTTGACTGTTGACGGAGACGTAACCACAAGAACAACATCTGAGCTAGTAGTTTCAGATCTTAACATTACACTAGCAAGCGGTGCAACTACTAATGCACTAGCAAACGGCGCAGGATTTACAATTGGCACAATCGGAGCAGCACTAACGTATAGTGAAGTTGGCGATAAATTTGTAATGAACAGATCGTTAGATACTGACATACTAGGCGATGTAACAGGTGACATTACTGGCAGCGTAACAGTTGGCGCAACTAAAACACTAGACGTTGATGGTACAGTATTAATTGACGGTGTAGTTGGCGCAAGTAACATAGATGGAGTTGACATTGGTCAGGTTACTCCTCGCGATGGTAAGTTTAACACACTTGATGTCATGACTGGTGCAACATTTGATACCAATGCTGGTATAGATCTAGATAACGGCAATGTTACAATGACATCCGGCCAGATAACGCTAACAACACCAGGTACAGCAATTACAGCTTCTACAGGTATTATTGAAGGCGATACAATTATAGCCAACACTACGTTTAGAGGTGGCTTAGAAACAGCAGCCGGCGGCGGCGGCTCAGAAAACACATTCCTATCAAGTGGTATAACTCTAAGAACTGGTGGTCTGTCTACTGTTAATGGTAGTATCAGCAGTTCAGGTAGCGGCGACATTACAACGCAAAGTGGTAACATTATTACTACTACTGGTGACATTCAAGCACCGGGCGGTGACATAACTGCACAGTCTATTACAGCGTCACAAAGCTTGCTTGGACCACTAGGGCTTGCCGGTAACAGACAAGCAATAATTGCTTCTACATTAGATCTTGGATCAACTCTAGATGTAACTGGTGTAACAAACTTTGACGGCGTAGTAAACTTTAATTCAACTGCTGAGTTTAACGATGATATTCAGTTTAATACTAAATCAGATGGTAATCCATCAACAGCTAAATTCCAAAACATCGAAGTTGACGGTACATTTAATGTTACTGACTTGACAATTTCGACCTTTGCTGTTAACTCGCAACTAACAGTTAATTCAACTGGTGCATTTACTACTAATGGTCCTGCATCATTTAATCAAGTTGCAACCTTTAGTAGTGGACATACTACCACTATACCTATTGTAGACATTGACAGTGGTAACATTGATGGTGTTTCGATAAACTCTTCAACTATTGGTGATACTGCTCCGAGTACGATTCGAGCAACTTCACTAGAAGTAACCAGTAACGGAAGTATTAACTTTATTGGGTCAGGAGGAATTGCTCTTGGATCCGGCGACATTACTACAACGACTGGCGGAATTTCAGTTGGTGGTGATATTAGTACTACTTCTAATTTAATAATTACAGGTACATCAACCTTAACTGGACTAGTTACATCTTCGGGAGCTGGTTCAGGATTTGTAGGAAACCTAAAACAACCTGGTGCTGTTCCTAGCGTAATTGTAAACGTAGGAGCCGAAGGTGATACAGCAACATTTACTGGTGACTTAGATGGTAAGATTGGTCTAAATACGCCCACAACAGGTGCATTTACAAGCATTGATGCAAACAGTACTACTACTGCTTCAACCTTTAGAACAATTGATACAGTAAACCTTGAAGCCGACAATGTTACTGTCACAGGCGGAACAATGGACGGTGTTGTAATTGGCGGCACTAATACTGCCGATGCTACTGTTGACAACCTAACTGTTGACGGAAATGTTACAATTACCGGCGGCACAATGAACGGTGTTGTAATCGGCGCAACAGATACTGCAAATGCAAGCTTTGACGACGTTACTGGTACAAAAATTGTAGCCACAACGTATCTAAAAGGCGACCTTGTTAATTCTCTAAATGCTACAAAATATAATCATGTTACTAATACATTCGATCTTGATCAATTAAATGCTGCTAGTGCAGATATTAATGGCGGCACAATGGACGGTGTATCTATTGGCCAAAGTGTTGCATCTCCTACTATTCGCGGAGACCAAATTACAGCAGTAACAAAGTTTATTGGTAGAGTAGAAGCACTTACTGGCACATCTGAGTTTAATAATGTTGATGCTGCCACAATAGAAACTGGTACTCTTACAATTGATCCAGGCGGCTCAATAGATGCATCAGCTGGTAGTATTACAGGTAATATAACTTCTACAGGAACATCACAGTTTAATAACATTACACTAGCAGCATCAGCAGGTAATACACCAAATATTAACGCAGCTACAGGAACTGCAACATTTGACGAGTTTACTGTTAATAGTGCACTTACTGCTACAAACGTAGATCTTACAAACGGCGACATAGCCGGCGCTAACATAACCGGCGGTACAATCAAAGGTGTTCCAATCGGAACAGCTTCGGTAGCTGATCAAAACGATATCTACGGTGAAACAATTACAGCATCGCAAGAATTCTTAGGTAGAATTAGACACCTATCTGGCACAAGTCAGTTTGACGCTGTTACTGTTGCTCAAACAATTACAGCAAATCTATTTTCAGGACCATATGAAGGTGTAGGTAATTTAACCAACGGTAGTGTAATGACAAGTGGTACTATTGCAAGTACTGTTATTGGTGAAGACGCACTAGGCAACGATGCTAGAGCAGCTATTAAAGGTACAACCATCGACTCTACACAAGGCTTCTCCGGACGTATTGTTGACACAACAGCAGGCGGTAGTACATTCCAAGTAATTGACGTACAAAGTGGTACAGCAACATCTAACTTTGTTAAGTTAAACGTTAGTGGCGAATTTGGAACAGACAACGCTCAAATCGAAGGTGGCTTGATAACAGGTACACAAATTGGTACAGATACATCTGTTGAGAATGGATACTTTGATGATCTAGCAGCACAAAAACTTTGGCGCATCGGATCAACTGATGTTGCTCCGCTAGCTATATCAGCAGAAATAAATGCAAACACAACTGCTGCTATTAGCTCTGGAGCATTTGCAGTAGATGGTGTTACTCCAACTGATATCTTCCGTCAAGGCTACTTTACTAACCTTGAAGTTACTAACCTAGTTATTAACGATCAAATTCAACTGGGTCAAACACTAAATGTTACAGACATTACTGTTAGTAACGATCTAACAGTTACTGGTCAAACACAACTTGGCGCATCAGACTTGCACATTGTTGGTACAGAAATTATCCTTAACTTTGGCGCTGACCAAGCACAAGGTGTTGGCAACGGTACAGGTACTGCTGGATTTACTGTAAACAGAGCGTCATCGGGCGGTAGTAGTTTAGCAAGTGTTAGACTCTATTGGGACGAAGTAAACGACGAATGGTCAATCGACAATGAAAACTTTACAACTGGCGGTAATATCAAAGCTTCTACGTTCTTAGGAAACATCAACACTGCTAGTGGTACATCAGTGTTTAACAACATAAATGTAAACGGTACATCTACTCTAAGTAATGTTGCAATTGCAAATGGTAATATTACCGGAACTCAACTTGGATCTTCTACACTAGCAGATCAAGCTCAGATTTTTGGTACAACAATTAAAGCTACAACACGCTTCGAAGGCCTAGTAAACAGTGGCACCGGTCTAAGCACTTTTAACGAACTAGCAATCACTGGAGACGTTACAGCAACCGGAGCAATTGATGCAGCAGGTGGCATTGAGGGTGTTATGACAATTAGTCCAACTAGTACAATGGACTTGGCAAGAATTACCAACAGTGAAATTGGTATTCCTGCAACAGATGACGGTAGCTTTACTGAAGCTTCTGCTGCAAGATTTACAATATTAGAAGCAAGTACATCTATTACTGCACCAACTATTACTGCATCCTCAAAATTCGAAGGCAGTCTTGAAGGTGCAGTTGATGCACGTAACACTGTTATCGGTGTAGGAAGTGCTACACAATCACACTTTGACCTTCTAGATACAACCAGTGATTTGTATGTAGGCGGTAACATAACAATGTCAGCTTCGTCAAAAATTACTGCTCCAGAACTTGAAGTTACAAGTAATGTTAGTTTCCAAGACTTGTTAGTACAAGCTAACCTAACAACTATCGGTAACTTTAATCTAGGCCCTGATTCAGACCCAGCAGGCGTTTCGCCAACATCAACATTTAGTGTTATTTCAGGTACAGGCGCAACAGTAATCGGTGATAGTACAAGCTTAACCAAAGCAAATGCTTCTCTGTTTGTTCATGGACAGATTACAACAGACAATGATCTACTAGTAAACGGAAATACCACACTTGGTAATGCAACTACTGATACAGTTACATACAATGCAAAAGTAGCATCAGACATACTGTTTAGTGGACCTACTAACGAAATTGGTGACACAACTAATAGAGTAAATCGCATATATGCAAATGTTATTGATGCATCAGGTGATGTTACTATTACAGGTGACTTAACAGTTAACGGATCAACTACAACTCTAACTACTGAAGAAATTAAACTAGCAGATGCTAAAATTGAATTAAATTATGAGCTAACTAACACTGATACTGCACAAGATTCAGGTATATCTGTAAACGCAGGCGTAGACGGAATAAAAGAATTTATATGGCAAGCAAATCCAGGACAATGGAACTTTGGTGCTGCTAATAGACTAGTAGGTGGTGAAGTACAATCAAATCTATTAGATGCTTCAGGTAACATAATAGTTGACGCAACATCGAGAAATGTTGATGTTGCAACAATTGACACATCGGGTCTTGCAAGCCTCGGTGTACTTAATGTTGGTGCAAATGCAAGCGTTGGCGGAAATCTTAGTGTTGTTGGTACAAGTATATTCCAACAAGCTGTTACTATTAATACACTAACAGTGCCAAACGCTATTTTGATAGCTGATGGTTCAAATAGAGTGTCGTTTGACGGAGACTTTAAATTTACTGGATCTAACTTTATTATCGAGAACCTAGGCGTTGAAAAGTTTAATGTCAACGCATCTACTGGTAGTACAGTTATAGGACAAGATCTAGAAGTAGCAAATGATCTTGATATTGTTGGTGGTGATTTTAGAATTAATTCAAATCAATTTATTGTTGACAACAGCGGTAATACTGATATTGCAGGTACACTTGATGTTGCAGGAGCAAGCACATTTGATGCAGCAGTTAGTGTTGGTACAGCTCTAACAGTAGGAACAACTGCAACAATTACAGGCTTGTTAAATGCAAACGGCGGAATACAAACAGGCGCAAATCTGTTTACTGTAAATGCTGGAACAGGCTCTATTACAACAGCTGGTACTATTACTGCTAATGGAATTGCAAATCTAAATGGCGGCATTGACGTTGCTTCGAGCAAGTTTACAGTTAGTGCAGTTAACGGTAACATCACAACCGATGGTAGCCTAACAGTAGACGTATTGACTACATCGGAAGATATCCGTGTTAATACACTGCTAGGAGATCAAATTGTATTTGCTAATGCATCCAAAGACCTAACTGGTGATTCAAACTTTGCATACGATACAGCTAACTTTGTTATTGGTGGCAATAAATTTGATGTAGAAGTATCAAGCGGTAATATTGCTACCGAAGGTACACTTACTACACAAACTGGTGTTATTATTGAAAATGCAGGAACACTGGTAATAAAAGACGCCAATGATCCAGCAAACAATACATTTACTGTAGCAGGTGCGTCTGGCAACACAACAATCGCAGGTACAATTACTACACAAGATATATCAAACCCATCGCGTATTGCAGCAGGCGGCTTACAACTTGCAAACACTACAACCAATAGAATATTACTTGCAGGTGCAAACGAATTAGTAACTGACGATGCAGATCTAGTATTCAATGCAACACAACTTAATATCGGCGAAGGTAAATTCACAGTACAAAGATCTACCGGTACAACATTCATAGACGGAGACTTGCAAGCTGAAGGAACTACAACCTTAAATATTGTTAACACATCAGGTGCTATCAGTCTAAACAGCCTAGATAATGCAACTAGCACATCTACTGGTGCACTAACAGTTGCAGGCGGTGTTGGCATTGCAAAAGATGTTTACATAGGTGGAACAGCTAACCTAGGTAATGCAGTTATAATTACAGGCGGTGACATTACTGGTACAAACCTAGGTAGTAATGCATTTAAAGTTAATGTTATTGCTCAAACTGTTGACACTGTTGACTTAACTGCTAGTGGCGTAATTACAGGTACATACGAAACAGGCACAACCTACAGTGTTGATATTAATAATGGTTCGATCGACGGCACAACAATCGGTGCCGACGAGGCTAATGCAACAACTGTAACAGGTACAACTGTAAAAGCACTAACTAGCTTTAGCGGTAATATTAATTCAACAACAGGTTCAGTAGGAACTGACTTCTTGGTAGATACTGTTATCACAGGAAATATTACAAATAATAATCCATCAGGCGGTACAGCAACAGCAACGTTTAACGGCGATGTAAGTATATTTGGTGATACAACAATAAGATCTGGTTCTATTGATGACGCAGTAATCGGAAATACAACGCCACGCAACATTACTGGTTTAACTATTGTAGCTGACACACGCTTTGAAGGTAACATAGATTCAGATGGTACTGAAGCTAGTTTAAATCAACCTACATTTGTTGACCAAACAGTATCGGGTATTTTACGAAACGATTCAGTTAACTCAGAAGCGTTCTTTAGAGACTTGAACGTATCGGGTAGCTTTAGTCCGGCAAGTATGTCGCTAACAGGCAATCTAAGCGTTGACGGCGACGTAGACTTTAAAACTTCAATTATTGATATTAACAGCGATCAGACTGCTGGACAAAATATTGGTATAAGAGCAAAAAGCTCGCTAGGTGATAAAGACTTTGTATGGGCAGACAGTACATCGAGATGGACTATCGGAACTGAAACACTACAAGGTGGTACTATTGTTGCAACAGTTGGATTTACTGGTGACGTAACTGGTAATGTAACTGGTGACATTACAGGCGACATATATGCAAGCAACGGTACAAGCAAGATAGTTGAAAGTGGTACTAACGGTACTGATGCTATCTTTATCGGTGATATTCAGGGTACAATTAATAATTCTACACTAACTAACACAATGGGCAGCGTAGATGCATTGTTAGATCTTTCAACATTCCATAGTATTGTTGTAAACAATACACTACAAACTGTAGGCGAGCATACTGCTAGTGGTGGTATTGTAGGTAATATTAAAGGTAATATTCTAAGTACAAACACCAGTAGTGTTATTTTAAATACTTCAGCTGCAACAGCAGTTTACACTGGTGATGTTGTAGGTAATGTAAGCGGTGCTGCAACCATAAATGGTACAGCTATTACATCATCGGGTCTTGGTAAATTTAACAGTGCAGAAGTTGATACTACACTAGAAGTTACTGGCCTATTAACTGCAACAACTGGGGTGTTAGGCAACATTCGAGGCAATGTACGCAGCGGATTTGATAACGCTGTAGTAGTTGATACTACTACCGCTACCGCAGAGTTTACAGGTGACTTAACAGGTGATGTAGATGCTAGCAGTATACAAACTACTACACTTAGTACACTAGGACTTGCAACACTGCAATCTGCACAGATTAATACTACGCTAACAGCAACCGGTGCAATTAATGCCAACGGTGGACTAACAGGTAATATTACATCAACAGGAACCAGTACGTTTAGTGGAACAGTTAACCTAAATGGAGCAACAATAAATAATGCTGCATTTGATTTACAAGGTGATTTGACTGGTAATGCAGATACAGCATCAGAACTAGATCACTCAGTAACTTATAATGTTACTGGCGCTGTAGCAGGATCAGTAACAACTACGCTATCTGGTAATACAGTAAATATTGCTACTACTGCACAAGCTGATCAGTTTACGTTGGGTACACATACTGTTGGTACATATGCTTCTCAAGTAACAGTAGCAGGCAACGGACTAACAGCAACTCCAGTGGGTGCAAGTGATGGCACAGCATATGTAGTTACTTCAAATGCTACAGATTCTAATTCAGCTAACACTGTAGTATTCCGTGATGCAAACGGTGACTTTGCAGCAGGTGAGATTACCGCAGCTAAACTAATAGGCGATGTAAATGGTGATATCGAAAATAGCGATGGTGCTGTTATACTAGCAGCAAACGGCGGTGTAACTCTTGCTGAATTTACCGGTAATGTTACAGCCGCAAGCGGTACTAGTGTGTTTAACAATGTTACTATAAATGATACAGCAACAATAACCAAAGTAGATATCGGCACTGTTGGAAATGTTGGCAATATTGACTATACTACAATCGGTGCCACAGGCGCAGCAGATGGTACATTTACATTGCTCGAAGGCACAACAGTAACAGCTACTACAGGATTTGACGGTGACTTAACAGGTGATGTATTAGCAAGTGACGGTTCAACAATTATTAACCATGTTACAAAAGCAATTGCAGTTTCTAACTTAGACGCTATTATTGGTGCTAACGCTCCAACAAGTGCAACATTTACAAATGTAACAGCAACCGGTGCTGTAAACCTTACTGGTGCAACTACAACAATAGACGGCGGCACAATAAACGGTACAGCAATAGGCGGCACTACAGCAGCAGCTGGTACCTTTACAACACTTGAAGCTGATTCACTTGATACCGGTACTGGGTCAATAGACGGCGGCACAATTACTAGTACAGGATTTGTAGGGCCACTTGCAGGTGCAGTTACAGGTACTATTGGAGCAGGCACTAAAAATACAGGCGGATTTACTGACCTAACAACTACAGGTTCTGCTACAATAGGTACAACACTTACAGTAGAAGGCGGTTTAGCTAAACTAGATAATGTTGATATTAACGGCGGAAACATCGACGGTACTACAATTGGCGCAAGTGTAGCTAATAGATCTACTATTGGTGCTCTTGCTATCGACGGCACAGTAATTAGTGCATCAACTAGCTTTGAAGGAAAAGTTGGTGTGTCGGTACAAAACACTGGTGCATTTACTACCGTAGACGCAACCGAAATTACATCATCAGGAGACATTAATATCTCAGCTGGCGCAGGCGGCTTGTTTATAGGCGGCGGCACAGTTGTTATTGACAATAACAAAGATGCTACACTAAACGATCTAACACTAACAGGTAGCTTTGCTCCGGCAACAATCGATGTTGGATCTGGTAACTTTGTAGTTGATTCATTAGGTAACGCAGCAATTGCAGGCAACCTAACAGTAAGTGGATCGACTACAACAGTTAATACAGAAACTATTCTACTTGCTGATAATATTATTGTTCTTAACAGTAACGCAACATCTGCAGAAGATGGCGGTATGAATATTAATCTAAGCGGCGGTGTTAGCAAAGAATTCAAATGGCTATCAACATCGACAGGAACCGGCGACCTAGGTAACGGATACTGGACAATCGGTGCTGAAGAGTTTAGAGCAGGCGACATCGAAGTAACTGGAAATATTGATGCAGACACTATGACTGCAACAGGATTTACCGGTGCATTGACTGGTAATGCTTCTACAGCCAGTGCATGGGAAACAGCAAGAACTATTACTTTTGCAGGTGGCGATGTAACAGGCTCATTTACTACTGACGGTAGTAGTGATGTTTCTAATATTGTACTTACAGTTGAAGCTAACAGTGTTGCACTGGGTACAGATACAACAGGTAACTATGTTGAACAAGCAACAACAGTAGGTAATGGTATTAGCGGATCGGTCAATGCAGAAGCAGGCACATTTACTGTAACTTCTAATGCAACTGATTCCAATGTACCGTCAACTACAGTATTTAGAGATGCTAGCGGTAACTTTGCAGCAGGTACAATTACAGCAAACCTAACAGGCGATGTTACTGGATCAATAGGTGCAACAACTAGAGATACTGGTGAATTTACAACTATAGAAACTGACAGTAATACTTCTGTAGGTGGAAGTTTAACTGTTACAGGTGTAACAAATCTAAACGATAATGTAACAGTAGCTACTGGTAAATCACTAAGTTCGGATACAGTTGCATTTACAGGCGGAACAATTGACGGTACAGCTATTGGTACAGCTATTGGCGGCGCAGCAGAAATTAAAGGTACTACTATTACAGCAGGAACAGGATTTGTTGGCGATCTAACAGGTAATGTAACTGGTAATGTAACTGGTAACGCTGATACTGCTGACGTTGCTGATGAATTTAGTTCAGCAGTAACAGTTGCACTAACAGGACCAATTACTGGCTCAGCAACGTTCACTACAGCAGGCGATACTGCAAGTATTGCAACTACAATTGGCAATGATACTGTAACACTGGGCACGCATACTGTTGGTAATTATGTACAAAGCGCATCAACAACGGGCAATGGTATTAGTGGTTCGGTAAATGCTGAGTCTGGTACGTTTACTGTTGTGTCGAATGCTACGTCAGCAAACACAGTAAGTACATCTGTATTTAGAGACGCCAATGGTGACTTTGCAGCAGGTACAATTACAGCTGACCTAGTAGGCGACATTTACAATAGTGGTTCTAATAAGATATTAGAAACTGGAACCAGCGCAACTGATGCAATTCTCAACGGTAATGTACAAGCAACAGCTGGCACAAGTGACTTTAACAATCTTACTGCAAATGACATTGCAGTAAGCACTAAATTTACTGCTGATACAACTAATGGTGTTAGTATTACTGATGGTGCTATTACAGGTACAACAATTGGTAGCTCAGTTGGCGCAGACCAAGCTACTATATATGGTACAGTAATCACAGCAAGTACTAACTTTGAAGGAAATATTACAGGTAATGTCACTGGTAATTTATTATCAGGTGGTGATGTTATTGATGGTAATGTTACTGTTGGTGCAGGCAATACATTATCAACTACAGGTACATTTACAGTTGCACCGGCATCAGGCGGCTCTACTCTAAATAACGTTGTTATTGGTAACCTAACTCCTGCTAATGCTTTCTTTGTAGACTTAGAAGCATCAACAATTGATACTGGTACTGGTAATATAGATGGTGGTATTATTACTGCTGCAACAAAACTTGTCGGTGACTTAAACGAAACTAACACTACTAAAAACGGTTTCCTTAACAACTTTACGTCAACAGGAACAGCAACATTTAATGATGTTAGTATCGGTGGTAACATTAGCTTTGCTGACTTGAGTATTGGTGGTATTCTAACAGCAGAAGGTGGCCTTAACATTGATACCAATACATTTACACTGTCTGCAGATGCACAGCTAGCAGCAAATGCCGTTGCAGGTATGGTTGTTAACAGAGACGTAGCAGGCGATGTAAGATTTATTTGGCAAGAGAATGCAAGCCAAACAGGCGGAACTTGGAGTACAGAAGCGCAGTCACTATATGTTGGCAATGATCTAGAAGTAGGCGACAACCTAACAGTAACTAACAACATTACAATATCAAATGGATCACTAACTGGTGACATTACATCTACTAGTGTAGACATAACAGGCGGCACAATAGAAGGTACAACAATTGGTGCTACTACTGCTTCTAGTGGTAAATTTACTACAATTGAAACTTCAGGTAGTGCTACAATTGGCGGGAACCTAACTGTAAACGGAACATTGACTACAGTTAATTCAACTGAACTTACTGTAGCTGACAAGATGATTACTATTGCAGATGGTGCATCGACACTAAACCCAAGCAGTACTGGTCTAGCTCATCTAGCAGGTATTGAAATTGGTACAACTGGTGTTCAAATTGTATACAGTGAAAGTTCAGAAAGATGGGAATCAACAACATCGTTTGATGTTTCCGGTACACTAACTGCAACAACATACAAAGGTAACATTGAGTTAACTTCGTCACACAGTGCAGACTTTAGCCAAGCAAGTTCTGTATCATTTAAAGATGATGCTATCAGCGGTAACGCAATCAACGGCGGAACAATCAACGGTGTTACAATTACAAATATGACATCTAGTAACGTTGATATTAGTGGCGGAACTATTGTTAACACATCAATCGGTGAACTAGGCAGAAGTTCAGGTAAGTTTACAACAATAGATGCAAACAGTACAATTAATGCAACTGGAAATATCAGTGCAAGTACAATGAGTGCAACTACGTTTACTGGTGCACTAAGCGGTAATGCTACTACTGTCACTAACGGTGTTTACACAACCGATACTGGTACTGTTACAAATACTATGCTTGCAGGGTCAATTGCAAATGCAAAACTAGTTAACGATGATGTAACAATTGGTACAACTTCTATTGCACTCGGCGCAGGATCAACAACACTTGCAGGTCTAACAAGTGTTACATCTACAAACTTTGTAGGTAACATTGACGGTGACATATCAGGTAATGTACTTGACAGTGTAGGCGGGACATTAGTTAACAATACTACCAAGTTCTTTAACGGTAATGTTAATACATCAAGCGGAACATCTACATTAAATAACCTATCTACAGCTGGCGCTATTATATCAAATGGTACTGCGACATTTAACGGAGCACTCGAAGTTACAGCTGGAAATACTGCAACATTTGATGATATTACTATCAACGGTGATCTATCGTTTAGCAACTTAACATTACCAGGTAATTTACAAGTACAAGGCACTGCTGACTTTTATGCAAGTAAAATTACACTTAATGCAGACAGCGGCGCTGATATAGATGCTGGTATTACTGTAAATAGAAACGGAGGCGGCTCAGTAGAGTTCTTCTATGATACTAGCGGATCGAGATGGTCAACTGGTGGAGAAGATCTAGTAGCAGGCGTAGTTATTGCAGACCTAACAGGCGATGTTACTGGTAACGTCACATCCACTAGTGTAGACATTACAGGTGGTACAATTAAGAGTACTTCAATCGGTAGCGGCGGCGCAGCAAGCACCGGCGTGTTCACACAAATGGACACAGTAAATGCACAAATTACTGGTGGTAATATTATCAATACACAAATTGGTGATAACGCTAATAGAGACACTGGATACTTTACAAACATATTTGTATCCAATACAGTAAGCGGTGACCTAGACGGTGATGTTACATCAACTGGAGCAAGCTCGTTTACTAACTTAACTGTAACAGGCGGTTCAATTAATAATACTACAATTGGATCTACAACACATGTATCAGGTAAGTTTACAACGCTAGAAGCAACCAATGGACTTACGCTAGCAGGCACAACAAACTCATCAGGTGCAATTAATACTACTGGTAATATGAGTGCTGCTATAATTACAGCAACAACAAGATTTGACGGTGACCTAACAGGTAATGTAACTGGTACTGTATCAACACTATCAAACCATAGCACAGCAGATCTTGCAGAAGATCCAGCTGCAACCAGCTCAAGTGGTACACAATACTTTACTACTGCTAGAGTTGATTCACACTTGTCAGGTGGCACAGGTGTAACTTATGCTAGCGGTCAGATCAGTATTGGCCAAGATGTTAGTACAACATCAAACGTTACATTTAACGATGTTGACGTTGACGGTACGCTTACTGTTGCAAGTTTGTCGTTTACTGATCTAACAGTTACAGGTGACCTAACAGTACAAGGACTTACAACTTCACTAGAAACAGAAACTATCGAACTTGCAGACAATATCATACTACTCAACAGCAATGCTACTGGTAGTGCAACTGCTAATGCAGGTATTGAAGTAGAAAGAGGAAGTGATGTTAACGTATCGTTTGTATGGGACGAGTCAACCGATCGTTGGACACTCGCAGGTGAAGATCTTGTAGCCAACACGTTTATAGGTGATGTAACAGGCGACTTAGCAGGTAATGTTACAGCAACATCAGGTACTTCGAACTTTGTAAATATTACTTCAGCTACAGGCGATATTGAAGCAACAGTAGGTACAATATCTGCACCAGTCGGCGGCTTCACAGGTAACGTTACTGGTACTGTATCAACTCTGTCAAACCATGATACGGGTGACTTAACAGAAGGCACAAATCTATATTATACTGATGCAAGAGTTGAAAATAGACTAAACGGTAACTTGCTTACAAGCATAATTCCAAATACAGATGATACATATGATTTAGGTAGCCCAAGCTTCAAATTTAGAGATTTGTACTTAGGACCAAACTCAATTAATATGGAAGGCAGAAACATTATTGGGCTTGATGTTCCTAGTGACACATTTAGGTTCGAAGGTCAAGCAAACGATCATATCAATGTTAAAGCAACTGGCGTCGGTAATGTTATTTTAACTGCATCTAACTATATCAAGCTAGAAGGCAATGTTCAATTTGACAAAGACAATGAGATTGGTACTGAAGTACTAGACGCATCCGGTAATCTTACTATTGGTAATGAATATACTATCAAGTCTTCTGGTACAACAGACTGGAATACTGTAGCAGGCACGTCTGGTGTTACATATAATGCAGGCGATGTATTTACAGCAGCAACAACTGGTAGCGGTTCAGGTACAGTGTACGAAGGATTTATGCAAGTTAAAACTCGCATTAATATGAACGGTCAAAAGATTTATAACCTAGGCACACCTACACAAGCCAGTGATGCTGCTACAAAAGCGTATGTTGATAACTTTAACACTGAAATAACAATTTCAGGCGATGCAGGTGCAAACGATGTAATTAGTTTAGCAGATGATGTATTAGATTTTGAAGGTTCAACTTTTGGAATTTCAACAACAATTTCAAATAATAAAGTAACATTTGATCTACAAGATAACATACAAACTGATACATACAGAGCACTCGACGGTGGCATCTACATTGATAGCGATATAAGTAATAATTCATTCTTGTACTTTGATGCTGCACAAACCAGTACACCATCTAGCACAGGCACACACGGTCTTGTAGTTGATCGTGGCACAAGTACAGATGCTCAGTTACTTTGGAATGAATCATCTGATAGATGGACATTTAGTAACGGAGGCACAACTTATAATATTCCAGAATCATCAGAGTATGACAGATATGATCAATGGCGTATGCAAGGTGACAGTGGCTCGGTTCAAGTTGCAAGCGACGAATACGTTCTATTCACAGAAGGTACGTCAGATGGTGTATCTTTCGCAACTGCCGCAGTTGATTCAGCAACAGCTACAGGTTCTGGTACACCTATCGAAATGCAGTTTAGTATTACTAACACTGACAAAGGTAGTTCGCAAAATATCTATAAAACTATCAGTGTACAAAATGAAAATGGCACTGATAAGTCACTAGATTCTACTGCAAATAGTAATACTGATACGCTTACATTTAAAGATGGCGCAGGTATTGCAATTACAAGACCTAGTGCAGATGTTTATCAAATTGCACATACTTCGGTAGGCGGCGCTGACATTGATGCAAATCCATCAAATGGATTGTATACATTTGTTAATGATCTAGAAGTTACTATAGACAGTGAAGGACACGTTACCGGCACTAACGTAGGAACAAAAACAATAGATCTATCATGGCACTTCCTTGACAGTGATGGCACAGATCATGATGTTGTTCTAGACGATACTGCTAATCATGCAATCAAGCTTGTTGACACAGGTGGTATTACAGCCAATTGGACACAAACAGCAAATGGTTCAACAGCAAATCCTGCAACACTTGAACTAAGTATCAATGATACAAAAATTGATTCGGATCTATCATTTAACGATACATATGGTATTAACTTTGGTACTGACAGTGATGCAGAACTGTACTACGACAACATATCACTAAATCTAGACATGAACGGCTCTCAGACTATATTGTTTAGAGACGGTGCAAACAGTAATGCTAATAGATTCTCCTTTGATACTGCAACTGGTGATTTTACTGCAACTGGCGATGTTACAGCGTTCTCGGATGCTAGACTAAAAGATAATGTAGAAACAATTGACGGTGCTTTGGATAAAGTTACAGCAATGCGTGGTGTTACATTTGATAAAGATGGCAAAAAAGGTACTGGTGTTATTGCTCAAGAAATAGAAGAGATTCTTCCTGAAGTAGTAAATAATAGTGGAGAGTACAAGTCAGTTGCATACGGTAACGTAGTTGGTGTACTAATTGAAGCTATCAAAGAATTGAAAGCAGAAATAGACGAATTGAAAAAGGGTAAGTCTTAATGCCAATAGTAAATAGCGGAACAGTATCATTAGGTGATTTACAAGATGAATTTGGCGGTACGCCGCCGACTGAACTTGAAGAATATTATCGTGGACTAGAAGTACCTGATGCAATTGAAAATCAAAATGTTCCAACATCAGGTACTGTTAGTTTAAGTGACTACTACGGTTCACAAAATATTACTTACATAATCAATTTAAGTTTTAGTAATTCACCGACTACAATTATAACTGACACTGTTCCTCTCCAAGTGGAATATAACAGTCCTGGTACTGTTTCATTACCTATACCCGATTATGTAAATAAAGTTTCAACTGTGCTAGTAGGCGGAGGCGGCGGCGGTGCAGCCGGTAAAGCCAACTCAAATAGTACTGTATTTTACAATAATCCCGGTGGAGGCGGCGGTGCCCTAGTATGGGCCAATGATATTACTGTTGATCCGTTATTAACTTATAATGTTACTGTAGGCAGCGGAGGTTCTGGCGCTGTTTATAATGCTTCAAAAGCTTTAGGTGGCAACGGCGGTGCTACTAGTACTAATTTGCCTAATGCTGGTATTGCTTATGGCGGCGACGG